ACGAGATATTTTGCGTTCTCTGGTGCTGTCGCTGTAAATGTGAGATTGTTGCCAAACACAGTTCTACCAATAGTCGGCACTTCGCCTGCTGGCAATTCGGAAGTAAAACAGTATGCTGAGTCGCTTGCTTGGTCGGTGGTGTTCTGCCTTGAGAATGTATAGGTTTGACCGCCTACGACTGGGATATATGTTGCACCGCCACTAGATGTAGCAGTTAATGATGTTGTGCCAATCAATAAGTGCGCTATTGGTGCGTTGTCCTTATCGAATAGGTTCTTCCCCACCACCTTTACAAAATTCTCGCCTGTAACTACCGAGATTGGAAGCGGGCTGTCTGGTGTCGGTGTTCCTGTCTGCGTTGCGTTGCCGTCAAATGAAACATCATAGCCGACGGAGCCCCATAAGAGGCGGCTATCCTTGTCATGAATCGTGCGGACATATCCCTCTGGGATTCGTAAATTCGATGCGTCTTGGAAGTTCATATTAAGCTCCCTGGTCGTACACCGCAAATTCTTTAGTTACAGTCGTGCCATCAAGCAGAGTAAACGTAAACTCTTCAAATACGAAAGCATCCACCTTGCCGATATAAGTAAAACTATTTGTGTCGCTGTCGAAGCGATAATAGGTAGAGTAGCCATCATGTTGACTGTCAGACAATACGCGGATAATATCCTTATCTGTTAGTGTAGATTTATCATAAGCCTGTAAGTCGGCATAAGTCGCTACAATGTCCACCACGTCTGGGTTGTTTTTAATCTCTTGAATCTCTTCGTCTAGGTTATTAACACGTACTATAGCATCATAAATCAATTTCTGCGTATTAGTAGAGCAACAGCTCAGGTCAGGAAGACTACCTCCATCAGCAAGAGCTTTCAAAAGTTTTTGAGTATTGGTCATTCTTATTCTCCTTATTCACCATTATTATACTTGTAAACTTCCGTATAACGAAAAAGATAACGCCATACAAAAAACCGCCGCTTCCACCCTCCGTTTAAACAAAGAGGTTCGAAGCCGTCGGCGGTCTTTTGTTGATTACAAGTGATGGCGCACCTGACAATCATACGCATTATTCGTTCAAGATGGCTGTCTTGAACGCTTTTATTATAGCACAGGCCGAATCCGTTATTTCTCCACCCTAACACCCTGTGTTATGTAATCGCCGAGAAATCGTTACTATTGGCGTCGTGCATCGCCCACCAGTACGCCTTGTAGTTGTTGATATAATTCGAGCCGATGATCGACGCTAAGCTCCCAGAGATTTTAATCTCGGTTAGATTAGAGGTGACATAGTTCACCCCGCTTGCTAAAGAATTGCCATTTGTGATAGATGTCGGCGCACCGTTGTAATTAAGCATTGCTTTCTGATACCCGCTCTCCATATCGCCTAGTACGTTGTTATGGTACAAGAAAAGGCGCACTCCCCCGAACAAGAAACAGTTATAATACAAGAAGAAAAGCGTCGGTTGCCATGAGAGCCCATGCTGGATTATTAAGTCCGTACCGCTTGACCAGCCACTCGGAAGTATAAGTTGGCCAGAAGTGATGTTCGGATCGCCCCCACCTCCTGATATGCTCGCAATTGCGCTCGCCAAGTTCGCCATGTTCTTATTTGCCGGTACGGTTCCACCTTTGTCGTTTATTTCGTCATATGCGCCGAGAATATACCCATTTAATGCTGATAGTTCGCTTGCAATGCTCATTGCGCACCACCTCCATTATTTAATGTTTGCAATATTGTTTCGACATTCCCCACTGTGTCCGTGAATAATTTTTGCGTCACCGCGCCGTCTGTGTTCTGCCCTGTGGTCGTGTATAGTGTCGGCACCGATATATCCGCGGTGACATTAGACGACGCATTAGCCGTGAAAGTAGCAACGCTTGCACCGTTCTTCTGAATCGTTAGCGTGGCATTGTTGACGGTCGGAATCGTAGGCCTGTTCGATAGGTCATTGTACGAGCCACTCGTAGCCACAGCCGCTAGTTCGTCAGCTTCAACGTAGGTCGATGTGTTATCTGCGCCATCATTGGTTAAGTCCGATGTCTTGGTGGGGATTTGCCCAACGGTTGCAGCATCGGTCGCCGTGGTGCCGTCTGCTACATTCACAATACGGCGCTTATTGGTGGATTTGCCGACCGAGACAGTTTCCGCTTCGCTGGCTTCTGATTGATAGCCAATAGCTGTGGCGTTGGTAGCCCCTGTTAGGACTTTGGCATATGGCCCAACAGCAGTAGAGTAATTCGGTACGGTGCTCGTGTTATAACCAATTGAGAGCGAATACTGCCCTGCGGTGGCATTTGGGCCTAGCGCAACGCCTTCGCGTTTGCTGGCGGTCGCCGCGTTACCAATGGCAACCGAACGAACTGCACTTGCTTCGGCATTGTTCCCGATGCCCACTGAGCTAGTCCCCTTGGTTGCGCTTGTCTTAGAACCGAGATGAACATATGGGGTCACGGTCGGGTCGCTGAAGGCGATGTTTATGCCTGCTTCTTTATCATTGGAACTGTTCTTGACATAGATAGCATTACGGATGGTTTGGTTTTCGACAGGGTTTTGCGATGTCCACGACAGAGCGCTGTCTACGGTTATAGGAGTGGGCTTGTTGATGAGGTCATCATAGTCGCCAGTAAAAGCGACCTCGGCAAGATCAGACGTCGGCGTGTAATCTTCCAGCGCATCGTCTATCGCATCTATCACGCCAATATCATCTAAGGACGAGTCGCCAACCAGTTCGTTCCCCTCAATAGAAGGCTTGTTTGTTAGTTCATTATAGTCATCGACCCCCTGTCCACCATCAGAAATGAAGGTCGGGATGCCGTCAGAAGAGAACATATATACGTGCTTGTTCGCCTCATATACAAGCAAAACATTACGGTACTGACCGTTGCGCGGCGGATTAGTCTCGTCATCGCCCATCGCAGCGGGGACAATAACCTTGTGAAATACTACAGGGCACTCCTGGTTGTTGATCTGCAATACCTGTGGTGGGATACAGTTATCTTTGTGCTTAGACATTCTTCGCCCCCTCCTTAGATAGGCGACCTAAGGTTTGTTACACCTTGCGTGCGGAGTTCGTAATGGGTCTCTTCATCCTCACCGATGTAGCTCACTAAGGTAACCCCGAAAACAGCATCGACCCCAGAACTGCCAGCCATCGCAAAGGCTGTACCAGAAAAGCTAGAGCTGCTACCGAAAGACTGTTTAGTAGAAAGTTCAACCCCGTCTACAGATGGAATTTCTCCTGGCACATTTACGCCATTCGCATACCAGCCAACAGGCACATGGTTGAATTTAATTCTTTCGCCTGCAATTAAGGCGCTATATACATCTTCTATTGCTACAGTTTCGCTAGTAGCATCGTCGGTGAAGACAGGTGATGGGACAATGCGTGTGTTTATTAGCTTACCGGTTGCGGTGCCACTATTATAATCTATGCTTGGTCCATTCCCTTCAGCCGTCCACCCCGTGGTGGTGTCGTATGAAGACACGGAGATATTCCTAACGGTCTCGCTGCTACCGCCGCCAAAGTTAAATTCTTTATACTCGCCAACAGCGTTGTAGTAAGCGCCTTTATTGCTGGTAAAGTCAATCAAAAATTGACTACGCAAGCCATTTGGGTTCTCTTCTAAATTGTAACCATTATACTCGACTGGGCCAGCCCACACCTTGGTGATGCGATGCTTGTCGTCGATGTAGAACGTTGTGTTAATATTAGCGACATGAACAAGCGCATCAGCGATATTCTTCATGCCACTCTTATCCTCGACGGTAATGCTTGGGATCACCGCCACGAAAGGACATTTCGGCTTTACTGCACGGAAGCATCCTGGTACAGTTTCGCCATATTCGTCGAATAAAACATGTTTTTCTTCCATGTTTTCATTATAGATGGACGACTAGCTGTTCTGTATTTTTTTGTCGAAACGCGCGCGCTCGGCTGGAGTAAGCTCAGAGGCGGGAAAGCTGATAGTGAGGTTGTCTATGCGAGAGCCGAAGCCTCTCCTCCTTGCCCATGTAAACATTTTGAAGTCATAATTGCTTAACATATACGCATCTATCGCGCCAATGCGAGGCTCAATTAGCGTAGTTTTCACCACACGGTTAAGTGGCATATCGCCACTGAAGCGTTTCATGCGGTAGTAAATTCTAAATGCAAACTGAAAAGCCGTCATCAACAGCTCTTCCGGTTCCTTTATCTTTTCGATCTCGTCAAACGAGTCAGAAATCATATTGAAAATATCATCACGGTCTTTTTCTAATGCAATTTCAGCGGCGTCAGATAATAGAGATGCTATTGTCCCCCATCCCCTCGTCGTGTCCGCTCCTTCTTCGTCCTTCATCTAACCTCCATGTTGTAAAAATTATTCCAGTAATGCTTGGGAAAGCCTCTTCGACGGCCTTCACGTTTCTTGGGTCATCATCTACGAAGTAGATGTGCCTGAAGTGGCCACAGTCTTTTAATATCTGTGCCACCTGTCGTATCTTTATTATTGGTGATGGGCGATAGTCCCCATTTTCTCGATAATAGACCTTTGGCGGTTGCATCGCAAGATGCTTAAATATCCACTCTTCCGTCATCTCCTTAGTCCATTCTGGTCTTCCAGTGGCGCAGACGACATGGGCATTCTCTTTAACCATTTTCAGTAGATGTGCACCGTCGCTTATAACAGTATCTTGCGGTATCATCATGTAGAACTTTCGATGGTTGCCTTTCTTAAGCTCAGGCAATCTTTCTTGCAGTTCGGCTAGCACGCCATCTATATCAAATATCCAAAGGTCCATAATCTCTCCTACAATATTACCCAAACAAATATCATGAGCACGACTAAAGCAGCTAGTACCGCCAGGATCGAGATGAAGAAATCATACATTGATTCTCGTCTCATTTTACGTTTTATCTCTTTCAGCTCTTCTTCGCTTAACTTTTCTGGTGTGTACTTTAGCTGCTTTTTCATCGCGCCTCCCTTTTATTCGTTAGTTTTTACAGTTACCTTTGACTCTCCGTCTCGGTTGAACAATGCCGTTAACACTGATGTAGCTGGCTTAATCAACTCGTACGTATCATCGGTAACTTCTACTTCAAACGTGATTTTCATGGTATTCGTTTGACGTTTCTTGCCAAAGATGTTCCACTTGCTACGTTTGGCCTCAGCCTCACGAATTGCTTCACGCTGTTTCTCGGCAATCTGTAGAGCGCGCTTGCGTTCTTCTTCAGCTTTTACCTTAGCCTCAGCCGCTTTGCGCTGTTTCATTTGTTCTAAATGATGGTTTGCCCAATCGCGATATTTCTCGTATGTTCCTGCAGAACTCATACAGTAGACGGTTCCGGCACTTATACCTAGAATCTCTGCGATAGTTTTCTGTTTTACCCCCGCGTTTTTCATTGCTAGAAACGCATCAAACGTTTCTGGCGTTACCTTTGCTCGTTGTGCCATAATTAATTCTTCTCCTTTTCTTTTAATTCTTCCTTAACTTTTGCCTTTCCGCGCTTACTTTTCTTCCCCCCTTTTTGTCCAGCTAACTTCGCTAATTCAGGGTTAAGCGCAAACCCTTTAGCTCCAGTAGCTTTGCCCCCAATACCACCAATACGAGCATAGAAATCGTTACCGTATTTCTGCTTGTTCGTAATGGCCGCACGCTTTCCGCCAGACGTTGTTCCGGCCATGTCTTCGTTTTCCTTTCAAAGTTCTTAAGTTACTATTACGCTTATCTTATCACGAATGCTTACGTTTTGTCAATACCTAATATTTTGTCCACCTCCAAATCTATAGCGCTCTTTTTCTCCATTACGCTATTTTGATTAGTTTTATCGTTAACCGCCATTGCAGCCTCCCATTCTTCACGGTTGGCATATGGCGTTGGATAACTTTTCGTTCCTAATGTTAGCGACCATTTGTTCCAATGTGCCATTATGTCGCTATTTTCTCGGTAAAATTTGACGTCGTACTTCTTGATTAGCTCAAGCATCTCCTCACGTAATGGCTCGAAGCGAGCGTAGTCGATAAATGTGCCGTATGCTCTTAATGGCTCTTCATTCGGATGCGCAACGTTATACTCATGCAACACCTTAAATAGATTCTCTGCCCCTTTTAATAAACGACTTTTTGGCATGAGTGGGTTACCTTTTTTATACATTGTCAGCGCACGTCCGCTGTGAATACCAAGCACATGACAGGTTGGACATAAACATACACAACGTTCGAATTTCGCCGTGCCAGTAACATAGTTATATGTGTATAGCTCATGCGCGTGGCACGTCTCGTTCTTAGCCGGAGCTTTTCCACAGGCCTGGCATTTATAGCCAGCCTCGAAATAGCATCGCTTTCGCATGTGGTCCCAAGTGCTTTTTCCGAGAATAGTTCTCGGTGCTAGTCCGTGTAATGGCGTTGGAATGTTCGGCATCGTTAATATCTTTGCCCCATCCTCCTTCGGCGCCACCCAACAGGGTACTCTCTTAACGTCAAATTCAGGTTCTTCTTCCTCTATATCTCTACGTTCGGCCTCGCCCATAGTATCGCGCAACGCTTCCGCTTCTTGCTCTACCATGTCGTCCTTCATCTAATGCTCCTTTATTGTTTTCCTTAATACATAGCCAGTGCTTTCGACACCCTCTGGCAATTCGTGGTTCAGCTCAAAGTAGGCTTTCACCTTCTTGTTGTTCAATACCTTTTTAATATCGCAAAGCTCATCTGCCACCTTGCTCACATCGTCGGTGCGGTACTTTCCGCTCGGCGTGAGCTTGAGCCTAATGAAATCGTTTTCATGCTCGGTGAGGCCTTCCTTAATCATCTCCTCTTTGACCATGTCCCAAAGCACTTCGAGTTCTTTGTCCGCAATGCGCTTTGCTTCTAGATACTCAGCAAATTGCTTGTTCTGCAAGGCTAACGACTCGCCCATTACCTGAAGCTGATTTTCTTTCTCGACAGCCTCGTCGATCATCTTCTCTAAATCTTTATTCATCTTCTTCGCCTGCTTTCTTGTCAAATAATTTGCACTTCTTTGCCACTTTTATAACCTCTTTGACGATTGACTTTGGCGATTCGCCAGTCTCGTCACAGATGTTCTTTATTAACACCATTAACATGACCTTTAGCGCACCAACATCAGCGGCAGTCGCATCGACCTCTGTGCCATCCTTATTATCAATAACGCAACAGAATAACTGCTTGCCGTCGTAATGACACGCTCCGTGTAATTCCTCTATTAAATTTTCAATTTTGTATGATAAAGCCATAATTCTTCTCCTTTCTTATTATTCTTGATGCCCCTCCCCCCCCAGGGGCTATGTTTTATTTTCCGTTTGGGAAGAACTCAATTTCAGCTATGCCGAAATGGTCGCCGTCATCGAGTTTCTCAGTCTTGTTAAGTTCCTCGACTTCTTTCTTTACTTCTTCCTCGCTGGACTTCGCGAATATTGGGTTGTATGCTTTAATTTCGCCATCCTTGTCGTATAAAACGGTTAAATACATTTTGCTCATATTGCCTCCTTAAAATGGTAAGTCGTCTTGGTCGATAGTAATCTCTTCGCCGTCGCTCATAACGTCGCTGTTAGAGCCGTTGTATGGTTCATCGTCTGGATGACTCATGCGTACGGACGAGCTAGTAAAATCGGCGCGGCTATATTTGCCACCAGATTTGCCATCAGGCCATACCTCAATTTCGACCTCAGGCTGCTTCTTCAGCAAGCGTTCGTAAGTTTGCTGGTAAGCTTTCACGATAGCGTCTTTGCCACTCTTGCTCTCGCATAGCTCAACGGCTTTCTGAGCGTTCTCTTTGGAAGCGCCAAACAACATCATCAGTTGACGGTTGTGGACGAAGCGCCAGTTCTTGTTATTAAACGATAGCCAATGCGTTACCTTAGGGTACTGGTAATTATCGTCCTCTAAGAACTCGAAGTCCTGTGCGATAGAACCGTTGACGCCAACCTCGTGATGGTTTACGCCTGCTACCTTTACCTTATGCACACCTGATGGTGCATAATCTTTATATTTTTTGCCAGACTTTTCCTCAGCCTCGCTCCAGTTAATTCCTGCCATAAACTATTTCTCCTTTGTGTCGTTAATTATAATTTTGTTAATATCTACGTCGCTTAAGTTTACCTCGCCTTTCATGGCAGTGCGGTTCTTAGCTAACGCCACATCGTCGCTCTCGAGTTGTAAGATACGATTGTCGGCATTATCTTTCTTCAGATAATAGATACCGTCGCACCATTCAACGAATGCGTTTAATGTGTTTGGGTCAATCTTTGGCGTAATTTGCTCAATGGTCGTGCCATCGCTGTCTAACATATCTTTCTTATCAGCGTGGGCCAAGAGACAAATTCCATAACCTTTCTTGACCATTTCTACTAGCATTGGCAATAAGCGAGTGCGTACATGATTTTCAAGCACCTGCTTGCCGTTGCCGTAACCACCGTTTGAACGGTTTAATGTTTCGTCGAGGTGGTGTTTATCAATTCCAGCCACTTTCTCAACGATTAAACGAACTAGCCAGTCCACAGTGTCGATTACAATGTAATCGTACTCTCGCTTTGGGGCTTTCCAAAGTTCGACCATCGTATCGTAGAACTCGTCAAGCGAAGTGATTTGTTCCGTACGAGGTGTGCTGATGTAGTTTGCGCCACCCTCAATATCAACAATGAGGCTATTCTTCAGCTTGCTCGCTAGCGTAGTCTTGCCGATTCCCGGCAGAGAATACACCATGAACTTCGGTGAAGTTGGCGTAACTTGCTTCAATATTTTCATATTGAACCACCTTCCATATTGTAATTAAATTTGTTATTTTCCCCCTCTACTTTCATACTACTCCTCCTTTCCGCTTTTGTCAATATTATTATTTGTTGCTGGCTTTAGCTTTGTGGATTTTTTAGGAGACACCACCGCTTTGGCTCATTTAACGGCTACATCAATGAGATGATTGCCATGCCGGCAATTGCAGTGAGGTATCCCATGTGTAGCTTCTACCGCGAGACGACGCCTGCCATGCATAGCATTTAGAACATGCGGGGTGGAACCTTCAAACCCCGAAACGCCATCTTTTGGTCGCACCAGCTTGTTAATGTTTCTTTTCGTTTAACGCTTTAATAGCTCGCTTTACGTCTTCCATAATCTCATCTATCGTCCAAACACGTAGCTCGCCGTATAGACTGCGCATATTTCCGCCGAATAAGATGCTGTAATCTCCTGCGTGTCCATAGTCCCAACCAAGCCATTGCACGCCTGGCTCACCTGGGAACTCGGCATCCCACGTGAAGCCACCATGCACAACGCCGTTTTCATCGTAGAGATCTACGCCATCAGCGTTCTCGATATATGCTAACGGAAAGAAGCCATTAGTGTAGACACGATATTCTACGCCATCTATTTCGCCTTTCTTTAATAGCTTCCTATTGAGGTTTGCATTATCTCTCACGCTGGTCGCAGGATATAAATCATCTCGCTCTATTACTTCACTCATTCTTTCTCCTCTTCTTTCCCATCCATGTTGCTCATGCGCCGATTCAAGGCTGTCTGATGACCATTCGTTCATTCTTCTTCCTCCTCCTCGTAGTTTTTTAATTTTTCTAGCCACTTTTCCCCGAGTTCCGATAGCCACGCTGAGTGAACGCTCGTTCCATGTTCAGTTAGACCATGTGCGTCACATAAATATGCCGCCATCCAGTAAGCCGTATCTTCATTTAGGCTGCCCCTCTCTTCAAAGTCTTTGCTTATCTCGGTCAGGTATTTCTTTATATAGGACACCACCTCCCATGGGGCACCACAACCGCAGAAGTCAAACAGCTCGCACATCTCGTCTTCTATATCTTTATTCATTCTTCCTCCTCTTTAATTGCTACAATAGCGATGCTAGGCTTCAAAACCAAAACTTTTTCTACTTCAATATTATCTTCAGCAATGCTAGGCTCTAACTCCATAAACTCGTGCTTCGCCTCATCCTCATTACAATTAAAATAGTGGGCATAGTGGAATACGCCATCAACTGGCTCTTTCGTATGCACAAAGAAAATCTCCACTTTCATCTTCCCCTCTTTCTTGATTCGAGGTAGTCTGCATAAGAGTCGTACTCGACACCGTCTGCGATTACTGGTCGTGGCTTTTTCTTCTCCTTTATGTACCCCCTGTCCTTCAGAAACTTTTCATATACATCAATCATCCCTCTAAGATATGCATTCTCGTTCCTCAGTAAGTTGATTGTCTCTTCTTTTGTTGTATCTTCGATGGTAGGTATATCAAATACACGACCATCCCATCCATGGTGTTCGTGCAATATCTCATTTGTATCTGGGTGGCTCATTCTTTCTCCTTATAAACAAGGCAGTAAGCATATTCCGCATCCCTAGTAGCGGTATAGAACATCTTGCCCGCCTTCAATTGTTCGATGTCGTCGTCTGTGATATAAAACCAGTTCTCGCCGTAGAATGGGTAGTAGCCTTCTCCCTCTGCGATTATTGCACCGCCATTGTCATCGTCAGAGATGACTCCTTCTCTGATTTCTGCAGTATATGTTTCCATTTCTTCGTCTCTCATTTTTTCTCCTTTCGTTGCTCTTCTTCTGGGCATGCTTCTGCGGCGACAACTCGCCCCTTTTCAAACTTCAATGACTTTGCATAGCATAATACCGAATTAAGCATGCACGATACGTCGTTGAATTCATATGGGTCGCTTGCTATCTTACCGCAAGCGCCACATACCCATACCTTTTCCTCTTTATCCTTTCTCGCCATTGTTGCTCCTATTCGTCATCTTTTAACACGCTACTAATATGTTCGAGAAGGTTTTCAGTGCTCATATCTAGCTCGCGTGCTGTCGAGTCAATAGCCAAACAGATTTGCGCAATAACATAGTCTGGCTTACCGTTTGATGCTCTTGTAACATTCGCCCCCTTAGATACGATAAGCGTACACGCCATGTCCTTATCCTTTTTTACTTCCTGATAAAGCTTCTCTACTAACTTGTTAACATTATCTGGTACCATAATATTTTACTCTCCTTTCTTTTCTTCTATTTTCGCACACCATGTTTTCTCGCTAAAGTCGCTTTTGCGTTTGAGACAGTCGTAGATGTCGTCCTCAATGGTCTTCTCGCTCTTTAAGTAGTAGAAGAACATTGGTCGCTTCTGCCCAATACGCTTGATGCGCCCCCTCGCTTGAACACTTGTGCTATATGAATAGTTGGGGCTAACTGCACACCAATAATTCATAAACTGTAAATTTAATGCTTCTCCCCCACTTGCGTAATGTGCTACGACTATGTCGTACTTGCCGATTGTGTTGACGGCTGGTATCTCGTGATGCTTGCCATCAATGCGCCATATCTTTGCTCCTTTCGGTAATACTTTTCTTGCTATTTCGCATACCTCGTCTTCTTCCTCGATGTAATTGCAGAAGAACACGCAGTTCGTCCCAAGCCCCTCGATGAAATCGCTCAGCCACTCACGCTTCTCTTTCGTGAAGCAAATTTGCCTCAAGTAGTGGCACAGTCCCATCGTCGTTTCGATTAGTTCACCATCGCGATCAACTCTCGTTTTGATAATTTGCTTATAGTCGCTCGGCGCTTTAAACGTGATAACTTTGTGCGTCTCTCGTGGCAATTCCTTGCTCGCAGCTGTTGTGTCTGGAATTGACGTAATGCTTCGCCACATCTGCTCGAGTTTGTCCTCGTGCAGATAATGCGTGATTTCAGGATAGCCTTTATAAGTTTGCACGATGCAGAACTTGCGTTGGAAGTCTGTCTTATTGTTGACTAACTTCGTCGCCACCATATATGGCATCAGGTCTATCCACTTGTCGCCTGGCGTCGCTGTGTATCCTGTCCAGTCCTTAGTCGCCGCACAAATACGTTGGAACGCTCGCCCCATACCGGTCGTATAGCCTTTCGACTTTGCTACCTCGTCAAATACGTAAATGTACTCGCTCAGTCTATGCGCATTAGCTTTCTGCCATTTCGACAGCTTATGCCAGCTAATCACGCTAAACTCGTCTAGGTTTGCTCGCCAGTCTTCACCGTTCCACATATCGCTTTCAGCTTCCATATCACCACTCTTCGCCTTAGTCGCAGTAGTGACTATCATAACCTTTCGCTTGCCAGTTCGCTTTACTCGCTCTTTCAGCCAACGCATCGAGATTGCAGTCTTGCCGAAGCCTGTGCCGAGAATTGCGATGTTCTTCTTGCCCATCAAGTCGTCGACGGTTTTCTTTTGAAAATCGTACAGCTCTGGCATTACAAAATCGCCTTAAAGTTTTCTTCTAAGTATGCTTTGATTTCTTCTTCGTCGGTCATGCGTGACAACGTGATTGCACTTTGCATGTAGAATAGCTCTTTTGCCATCTTCTTACGCTCGCGATTACGCTCTACGCTTGCTTGACACCTTTCTTGTAGCCACTCTTTGTCTTTAGACCTCTCGGCATAATACTTATTTGAATATTGCCGAATACCTTTGCGCCGACACTCTGGGCTACAATACTTGCCGTTTGCTCTTGCTCGCCCAGAGCCAGCACAGCTCTTTAAAGGCTTGCCACATATCACACATTTACGGTCGCTCATTTATATCCTCCATAATATCTTTCAATACCTCGCTCATATAGTCATCATACTGTATCATTAGCAGGTTCGTTACCCACGCTTCAATATTTCGATATGCGTCGTCGATAAGGTCGAGATGATATAGCTCGACGGTGGTGTCCACAATATACGTTGCTAGCTCGCTACACATATTCGGGAAGTTTGTAATTGTTAAATGCCCGTTATCGTCGCCAATCTCGTACATGCCGTGCAAATATCGCTTGATTGTTTGCTTTGCGCCCTCGCTTTCGAGATGCATTGCAATCGTCTTCTTAATTTGATTTAGTGTCCTAAGGTTCGTTTGTATAAGTTCCTCCTTTTCTTTCTCGCTTACTTGTAAATCATCATCGCCATTTATCTCGGCGAATAAAATCTTAATTCGTGACATTATATCCTCCTTTATAGCCTGCTTTTTTCATTGTTTTTAATACGTTGCTCACCTCTTCATACGAGTCTTTGAACGTTTCAAGAAACTTTGGTTTCTCTACCCACTCGCTTTCATTCTCTACTAGTCGCAGTTCCCACCTACCGTCGTCGAGAACTGTTACTCTCAAAGCTCCATGTGCTAATAGCTTGACTAGAGTGTAATATATTCTTTCCTCGCTCATACCATTTAAACCTTGCATGAAATCGTGCTGAGCGAACTCTAATATCATCAAGCCCAATGATATTTCTTGCTGTGTTTTAATGTTGCTCATCGCCCTCCTTCTCTGCTCTCGCCTCGCGACGATCGCCGTCAATTATCGTTACATAACCTTTCTCTTTATTCTCTTCTGCGAACTTCGCCAAGTCGCCTATCGTTTTAATCGTTCTCATAATGTTTGTTTAATCTCCTTCCAGTCGTTATCGTAAAATTCTTTGAAACATACCGGCTCGCCCTCGCCCTCTTTGAAGTCCGGCTTATATGTGCCCACATAATACACAAATGCTCGTGCTTCGTCATAGCTCTCGAACCTTTCTAGGTCGTCGTACACGTCAAACACGCGTCCATCGTGACTTGTTGCCGTTCCGAACTCTCGCACTAGGTATTGCGGAACGTCCTCGGTATAGCTGTCGACTACCTTGTCGAACAATATTCGCCCTTCGCCGTCCTCATATTGTGTTTCATATTCTGTCCTGCTGAGATACTCAGCAATAATTTTGTACTTAGCCATACTTAATCTCCTTTCTTTAATAGTCTTCTAAAGCATGCTGGACAAACGTCCTGTATCTCTCGTCCAGTTTCGCTCTGATACTTTGGTAACGTTTCTTCCAGTATTTCTTCCTCCCAAGGTTCTACCATACCTAGGTCATACCATGGGTCGTCATCGTAGAAGATAACCTCGTCGCACATGTCGCAGAAACCGAAGCTCCATTTGTTGTGCATAATGTTCTCTACCTCGCCCACATAGTCGCCGACCTTTTCTTCGTCTGGGTGTGCTTGCTCAAGTAGCTCGTAAAGCCTGTCGCTATATTGGCTGTAGTTTGTAATCTTGTTGTGCTGAAGCTCGTCATATAACTGCTCAGCAATTTCGTTGTGTGTCATGTTTGTTTATTCCTCCTTTCTTATCTTTATGTTATTGTGCATAATCGTCGTATGCTCGTCGCCATAATCTAGTAGCCAGATAATGTCGTCTGCTAATGTTGTATCCTCGCCGAACTTGTTGTCGACCTCGTCCATTAGTTGCTCTTTATCGCCGTCCCATTCAAGCACTACTTTCATGTCCACTCTCCGTCGTCAACTGTTGTTTTGAAATATAGCCCTGGCATATCGTAATCTTCGTCTGCCCCGTTAATGTAGTCTTCGTCGCTCGCTCCGTCCTCGCCGACTGCTACAATGTGAAATGGCTCTCCACTTTTCGCCATTGCTCGTCGTAAAGCTCGTTGGTCAACGAAGTTGTAGCCTATCCACTTAATGTAGTCCCAACCGAACATCACGTAATCTTTCCCATTAACTGTGCGTTCAGCTAGCTTATCTAGCTTCAGACAGAACTTCTTAGTGTGACACTCTAGAATGCCCATCTTACTTCGCACTGTAATGTTGTTCTTGTCCTCGCTCTCCACCTCTAGCCCTTTAAGCTCTTCGTGTAACATGTCATCGTAATGATGTTCGATCGTTTGCTTAACTATCTCGAAGCCTTTCTTCGTTGTGCCAATTCGCACGTCGCTATAGTAACCCATGTCTTACCTCCTTTCCTCGCTTAATCTGTTTCCTTGATAAAGTATTCCAGTTTCTTTTTATCCCAGTTGTCGAACACGTAGTCGTCAATCTTGTCGCATACTGATTGATATTTATTCGCACGCTCAATGTCGTTCTCGTACGTCATCCAAGCTCGCCAGTTACAGTACAGGTATAGATGCGTCGTAGCGTACTCGTCTTTCAAGTTCTTCATAAACTCGTTGATTATGTCGTCCGTAAACGCATCACCTTTAAGTCCGTTCGCTAAGTCGAACACAGCTAGCGCACGCAATTCTTGCTCCATACGGTCGCTAATCGGTTTCATGTCACGATAGTTGCCAATTAAACGTGGCATCTGCTCGCCAATGAAGTCGTAGACTAAATCTGTTTGTAATATTTTTATGATTTGCTCAGGCGTCACTTCCTGAACTTGCTCGTCTTGTTTGTCTTTGTTGCTCTTTTTAATTGCCATTAATTCTTCTCCTTTCGTCCTTATCTTATATATACATTGTATCACACTCGTCTATATAAGTCAATAGTTTCTTTATAAATTGCTTACATTTCGTTTTAAGCTTTCACACATTTCATGCTTTTCACATTTCACATTTCACATGCTTCATCATCGTCATCATCATCGTCGTCATCAAGCGTTGCTCGAGGCGTAGTGTAGCTAAGCTCGCGCTCAAGGCGTAAGGTAGATTGTAGGAAAGGTTGATAGTGAGGCGTGCTCTCGGCTTTGCTCACGCTCGTTTCGTTGTGTTGCTAGTGATAAAGCATGCTTGTAATGCTATCTTGTTATACTCGCTCATTAAACTCTCTCTACGCGCTAACAAAATAGCGCAAGGGGGCTGCTTGCCCACCTCGCGCTGTTATGTTGCTAGTGATGCTGTTTATTATTTCTACCAAATCTTCTCAGCTTCAGTAGTTATTAAAAGTTGCTTTCTAATATGCACTTCGTCGTCGCTGATACATTTGTCTGCTTCACGTAGCGCAGTAGGGTCGGCGTTTACGAGTGCGTCAAGCCACGTTACTTTACCTTGCTCAACATACTCGCCGATACGCGTGCCCCTTACGTGGTCTGCTCTAAGTATGTCTAGACCGTCGCTCACATTTATAACTGTGATGTTGTCGTATTCCTTCGCTGGCAATAGTTCCCGGCTAATCTTGCTAAGCACGCATGAGAAGTCGTTCCCACCGCATGCATGATAGTTTGCCATTCGTTGCTTCCAAGCGTCGCTCTCGACTTGATATATCTCGCTCGCTCTAGTTGTGTGCATCATTGCTAGTAAGTTTTCATAATGCACTTCTATACCTAGCTTCTCGGCTTGCTCTTTAACCTGTTTCAGTAGGTCGTCGACAATACTCGCCACATACTTTTGCTGGCATTGCATTGAACCACTTGCATCAACAGCTAGCACAGTAAGCTTGTTCGCTGTGTCTGGTTCTTTAACTCGCTCTATCTTCGTTCCCTTACGTAGCACTTGATATTGCTCGCTACCATACATGCCAATGCGCCTGCTAGGTCGCGCATAAGTTTGCTTGCGCACTCGTTTGCGAACGTCGTTCCATAACACGCTATTTGATGTCGGGTCGTATTTTAGCTCGTCAGTCAGGCTCGCTAAGATTAACTGCTTGATTTGCTGTAAGCCTCGTCTTGCCATCTCGTTGACAATCTTTTCTGTCGTATCTTGCACATCAGTTGGCTTACTGTCGCGCTGATAGTCGCCCGGCTCGTCGTTCTTCTCGTCTTCTTTGTCGCCCTTGTCCTTGTTTTGATCGTTCGCTTTCTTATCTTGCTCAATCTCTTGCTCGATTTTCTCGTATTGTCCAGTCGCTTTAGCCATGTCCTTCTGAGCCTCGCTGTCTTTCTGTGCTGAACCACCTCGCCCACTCTTCTCGTCTTCAGTTAGCTGAAGCTTGCTCATAATACTCGCCAATGTGTGGCAGCCAAATGTTTCCTGATGCAGTCGCTTGTTAGTCACGCCCGGCAATTGTTGCATAGCATTGAACTCATAAGTTCGCCCCATAACGCCGTCGTTAGCTTGCAATTCACATGCTACTGCTAACTTGCGCTGGTAAGCCTGGCTCTTATTGCTCGCTGCAATGCTTAGCTTGGTATGCTCGTTCACTGCGTGCGTCAACTCGTGCAGAATAACGTCGACTGCTTCTGTTACTTTATCGTCTTGCGATAGTTTGTAGCTCTCACCAGTCGCTTCAATAGCCCACCATTTATCTGTGCCCTCGTCGCTCGCTTTGATTTGTCGGTGGTCATATTTCTTGAACTCTCGCCCAAGATACTCGTTCAGTATTCTCGGCGATACATATACATGCTTGCCGTCTGTGCATGCTGGGCTACCATGCTTTTCAAGCACCTTGTTCTGCTCGCTGTATTGCGTCGGCGTAGTAATGCGCACTGGGAAGTTGTCCAATAAGTAACGCCCAAATGCTGACTGGTTAATCTTTCTTATTGCCTCGTTAATAATGCTCGCGTCCATAATTTAGTTCTCCTTGCTTCTTCTAATCGCTCGAACACATGGCGAATAAATGTTGCTATTATTGTTTTCAAGTTGTAGTTGCCTTGAAATGTCCCAAACAGTTTCCTGCTTACACTCGTTGCTTACTTTCGCTTTATCGATGCTCTTTAACGCTGTCAATAGTTTGCGGTTAAGTCGCTTGCCACAGAAGCTACCTACTTCCATTGCTTCCATATCTAGCTTCTTAAGTAGCTCTTTGAACTCGTCCATTTGTTGCAGATTAAAGATGCTCTTCATCATTGCTTTACGTTTGCGCTGACCCCAGCCCGTAGTTGCGTCGTAATATCTCGTGTTGTTAGCTTCCGTTATAATGTCGCTACAAATGCGCGTTACAACTGCGTCGATAGTCGTGCCACGTGTATCTTGCTTAAAGCTCGCTCGAATATATTCGCCAAGCACTTGCTCACGTAGCTCGCCAGTCAAGATAGTATCTTTCGTCATGTTCCTAAACTCGTTATAACGGTTGCTCAATTGCCATACCGTATTAAAGTCTTTCTTAGCTTGCTTCATATAGTCGCTCTTAATATCTTTCAGATTAGTTGTCATATACTTGTGCAACTTAACTACTTTTTTACAGTCGTCCACTACTGTGTCTGTGTAAGCTTTCCCTGCACCTAGGTATTTACGGTTGTTCATTAACCACGTCAAGCCAACTTTCCCGTAAACATTGCGCACTTTCTTTGCAAAGATACTTTGCTCTAATTCGTTGAAGTAGAAGATAGCTTTCTTATCTGCCCTGTAAAATGCCACTTTATAGCCTGCTCTGAACTCTCGCTCAGACGGTAGCATTTTAGCGATGCGCAACAGTTTCTTATAAGTTTGCTTGTGCCAGTCGCGCCCATAGATCGCTTCGAATGCTCGCTTATAATCGGCGGTCTTTTGAAGTCGCCTGCCGAATTGCTCAGCATAGTTGCTCTGCAAGTAGCTCTTAACGTTCGCTTCGAACTTGTCATAATCTTTCGGGCTAACCTCGCTCATAATGTAGTGCTTTGATTTCGTTGTTCTCATTGCTGTCCAAAATTCCTTTCCAAATGCTTGTTTATACTCGCTCATTAAGCTTGCTCTTCACGCTTCTTAATTAAGATTTGCTCGTTAATCCTGCAGATAGCGTCGATTGCTTTCATCGTTCTAGACTTTGGCGAACGTTCTATCATGCTACGCACGCTCATTAGCTCGCCCAGTGACATTGCTTCCAAGTCGCTGTTGGTTGGGTAAATATCTTTGCGCTTTACATTTGCTTGGGCTTGGCGTGCTTTGGCTTGCTCTTCGCTCGTCCAATGCGTCGTTACTAATTCATGCCCAGTCGTGCGCTTGGCAATGTCGCTCGCTGTTGCTACGGTAAACTCGCCGTCTTTCTTCGCTTTGTAATTGCACACCTTAAAGAAGTTCATAATTGTGCGTGGGTTCGTGCCGTAAAACTTGCTATTGTCGCACCAATGCTCGCTGAAGTCGTTGATAGCGTCGTCGATAAACTGGTTCAAACGCTCGCTCCCTAACACATTCTCAAGGTCGCCCATCACGTCGCTCTGAATTGTGCGAACATACTCGCGATACTCGCTCGGTGAGTTCGTCATACGCACGCTCATAAAACGTGTTTTAAGTGGGCGACTTAGCTCGAAACCCTCGCTCGTATCTTCTGCTGTATTCGTTGCTGATACGATTACCACATTGTCTGGCAGTTTGTCGCTCGGATGCGTTGGCACTGCTCTCGCTGTTAAAAGTAGCTGTAATGAGTTTGCTACTTCAGGTCGCGCTAAAGTTAGCTCGTCAATGAATAAGATTTGTGGCTTGTCCGGCTCGCTCTTGAAGTTCGCTTGCACTTGTATCAGCCAGTCTGGCTTGTCATACTTGATGCTATTGCTCGCTGCATTGTGCACTGGAATGCCGTTTATCATCTCTTCGCATAAGCTCGCTGCGCCAAGTTGCACTAAGTTATACTCGTTAGTCATGCTCTCAATGATTGCCGACTTACCGCACCCAGGCTCGCCGTATATAAGTAGATTTACGCTCGTTGCCAAGCATTGCTCAATTAGCTCTGGCACGTCGCTCGCTTTTACAATTTCAAGTTCGCTGTAAGAGTTGCTCACTGCGTTGTTCATTTTATTGTTCCTCACTTTCTTGTTCAACTAATTTGTTCCATGCGTTGCCCGCTTTTGTGCGTCGCTCAAAGGCTGAGGCAACTTGTTCGATAATGTCGTTATAAACATGTGCAAGCTTGCTTAGCTCAATGATTTCGCTCGTTTCGATTGGCTCTGCCTCGTCCAAACTTCGCTCTTTAATCATGTTCATATGTTTTGCGACTAACTCGCTCATTGCGTCGCGCATAATCACTGCACGCTCAAATTGTTTAATACTCTCGGCGAGTTCATTCGCCATTTGTTCACGCTCTTCAACGTTGTTCATAAATATGTCTCCTTATTATTGTGATTTAATATCGTTTGTTGTTTGTGTTTTATTGCTTTACATATGTCATTGCTTTGATCGTTGCTCTATACATGCGCTCACGTTTCTTGCGCTCTAACCTCCTTTCTTTCGTACGCTTCTTAGCGTTGCTTTTACGTATCGCCCTTAACTCACGCTTCATATCACGCTCGTTAATCTCGTCAATATAATCGTCATCTAAAATATCTAAGTAATACATCTCGTTAATCTCGCTTACTTAATTAGTATGTTATTGTCGCTGCACCATGCGTTCGGGTAATATTGCGCTTCACGTAGGCACGATGCTCGCTCGGCTTTCCAGTTCTCATACTTCGCTTGGCAATGTTGGTTGAACATCATGCCCGCTAATGTCGCTGCGATAAGTGTCGCTATAACTGCCCAAATATAAACTGCTTTAAAATCTCGTTTGGTTGCCTTGTTGGCTAAGTCGTCTAAGAATTTCATTTTAATCTTCCTTTCTATTATTGCTCTAATGTTGTTGATTTACCTTGCGCACCTCGCTCGGCTATCTCCATTGCTAAGTTATACGGGAAGAATTGCCCGTAATGCTTGCTAAGTAACTGTGTGAATATAACTTGTGCGTCACCCTTGCCGGCTACCTGCGCTTTGCAAGCTTGCTCGATTAGTCGCATAACTAGCTTGCTTGAAATAGTTGTTTGCCAGCGTGGCTCTTTGCCAGCGCTCATTGAAGTCGCAAATGGTGTTGCGACTTTGGCTTGCTCCAATTCTTCGCTCGTCATTTTACGAGTTTTAACCTCGCCGTTAAGACTTGCTCTTGGGTTGTGTGCTTTACGCACGCTGTTAAGTTCGCCGAGAATGCTTGCTATATCAGCTTGCTTCTCTGGCTTGCTGGTTGGTGTGCCAGCTAACATTGAGATAATATCTTGTTCGTTCATCTCGCTGTCTATCCTTTCTTGTTATTATTGCTTGCTATTATTGTTTGTTTTTACCTTGCCCCCTAACTATATTATAGCACACTCGCTTGAGTTGCTCAATACTTTGTTTATATATTCTTTTAAGCTCGCCCGGATCCATCGCTTTTAAAAATTGCATGTGCCATGCGCTCTCGATCGTCGCCGGCCATCATCGCTCTCGATCGGTGCTTTTTAAACTCGCCCGCTCGCCTCGCTGCCTGAGGCAGGTTGTAGGAAAGTTGCTGATAGTGATGCTCTATAAAGTCGCTGAAGATCTGCGCTCTCTCGCCTCGCTCTCTTAATTTGTTTTCGCATTCGCTTTTTATTTGTGCTAAAAAATAATAAAAAAATAAAGCTCGCTTTACTCGCTCGCTTTACTCGCTCGCTTATTTTACTAGCTAAAAAAATAAGCGAGTTTTTAGCTCGCTTATTTTTAATAGTGTTATACCTCTATTAGCTCGCTCTACTTGCTAGAGAATAAATACGCTTTAGCTCTCGCTTTACCTTGCTTTTTAAGCTCTTGCTCTAGCTCGCTCTTTAAGCTCTCGCTAACTTTAATCTTTAATAGTTTTAGCTTGCTCTCATCTAGTGCTAAAATAAAGCTCGCTTTATTATAGTCTAGTCTAGCTCGCTCGCTAGCGTTACACTGTAAAGCTTTAAGCACTTGCTCGCTTAAAATATTAGCGTTATGCAAGATATAGCTAAAGCCCGCTTTACTATTTTTATTAGCTTGCTTTACTAAAGTGCTAAAGCCGTTAGCTTTATTAGTGCTAATCTCGCTAGCTCGCTCTCTCGCTTGCTTTTTAGTGTTAGTTAGCTCGCTTAATAGCTCGCTAAAAATATTATTAGTGTTAGTGTTAGTGTTAGTGTTAGCGCTTGCTTTTTGCATGGCTTTATGTCCTTCCTAGCTCGCTTAGCTCTCGCTCGCGCGCTAAAATTATTTAATTTTTTAATTATTTCCCCCTACTAAAAGTATATCATAGCTTGCTAAATATACTAGCTTTATGTTATTGCACTTGAAATTGGGCGTGGCAGTCCCCCTTTATTTCCTGTAAGTTACCCCTTGTTTACAAGGGGTTTGAAATGAGGTAATACCCACTATTAACCGGTCATTGTGCTGATTTGGATTATGTTATAATATGCATATTACAACACATTTGACATTTTTTTGTATACCAAAATCGAAATATCGAATTCTCAAACATATTAAAATATATACCAAAAATAAGTCAAATTTAAGGAACCGAAAATTTTCCGCCTCACCCCCCTCTCAAAAAATACTATGGTTAAGCTTGACAGACTAACGAAATCATCTGCGTAATAGCGAAAAAAAATTTGAGATACGGGTGAGCAAAATTTGAGCTAATTTGAGCATACTTGCCAATAATATTCATTGAAAGTCAAGAATTGCGGGCAGAGAGCCATATATATTACAATGAAAGTATTAAAATTAAGCTTTCATAGGAGGGCGTATGGATACAAAGCCTAAAGACACCGAACTGGCGTATATAGATGCGCTAGCTGACTTGGCGCGCAATAATGTCAATATCGTAGATATTACTTACACGCATGATGGGGAGGTGGCGGAGCCGCAATATGTGGTGTTTGAATACCAGTGGCGGACACCGGCTGGCACTAAATGGACTAAAGGGGTGATACCGTGGGATGAGCGGGGTGGCTATGCGTATAATATGCTGAGGCTGCGCAATATGGTACAAAGCGTGAGGAGTCAGATCGAGCGACGATAATAGGAGGATTAGGTGTATGGATAATGATAATACAGACGTGGCGGCGCTCGAGACCTTGGAGGTGACTTATGGGGTGCCAGCTAAAGCCGTGTACGCTTTTAGTGAGATAGCGAAACGGGGGATGAAGCATATCAGCAAATCGACTAAAGCGGGGGAGGCGATTAGGGCGATGTGCACCTGTACGGTGTTTAATGGGGTATACGAACTGGTGAAACTGGCTGGGTCGGATGTGTTTTATTATCGGGAGCGGGCATACGATAAACGCAATCCGCTAGCCAGTATTTTGATGAGGCGCATTAACCGTGAACAATTAGATGATATAGTTAAAATATGGCATAGGCGGGTGTTCCCGGGGTTTTTCGAGTCTGGGGAGCTGAAGCGAGCCTGCAATACTGTTTACGAGAATATAGAGGAGAAGATTGTGGATATCGACACAGACTACATCGCGATTGCCGATACGCTATTCTACGACTCGGTTAACTGCAAAACTCTGACGGTCGATGAGATGCTGGATGAGGAGACGCAGACTTTTCCGAGGGTGTACAGGCAGATGTTTTCGTCGGCACGGGTCACGAATGACCAGGTGCAGGTGCCTCCGCTATCTGCCAGTCAGGTGGCGATGGTGCAGGATACTTACCAGTCTACCCTCGATGACTTGAGCAAACGGAAGTATCCGCAGAAGATACAAGAGATAAAAGACTGGGCCTGTGGAGAAGAAGACATCTATCGGGATATCTTATATATGTACTCGACGGCGTTTATGCGCGAGAAGCCACTTGGGGTGTTCTTCCCTGTCGGTATTGGGCGCAACGGTAAGTCGAGTTGCATGGACCTCTGGGCTTCGCTGGTCGGAACCGATTATACGGCTCGGGTGCCCCTAGACAAATTAGGGGAGAAGCATTTTGTACACTCTTTGCAGAATGCGGTGATAAATATTCCAGATGAGACGAATGAGAACTTTGTGAAAGACCAGGCGGCGTTCCGTATGGTGGCGGCTCACTCTACTTACGAGGTGGAGAAGATGGCGAGCAATGAGCCATTGAAGTTGAACTGTCGGTTTATGATGGCTTGTCCAACGAACCACGTCCCGAAATGGACGGGCGATTCGGCGGAGGCCTGCGTGAAGCGTACCAAGGCAATTCCATTCAACGCCGATTTCAGTAGCTCAGATTTGATGGCTACGTCTTGGGGCAAAGAGCATTTCACCCCTGATTTCATGGCTGTTTTAGCTGGCACAGTGCTGGCATATGCGTCTTATTATTCCCGTCATGACTGGGAGGAGACAGCGACGATGATTATGGAGCGTCAGGGCATCGAAGAAGATGTGGCGGCTCAGTTTGTCTACTTCCGCTTATGGGATAAGGTGTTCGACGGGTTTGAGCATTTTGACCAGGTGAAGACCGACTTTGAGAACTGGTGTAAGCTGAGAGATATGGGCGAGGCACCGAATATTAAGAGGAGCGATTTACTTTGGCGTAAGTATAGTCGCAGTAAGGCGGTCAACCCACGCAATAAACGCGAGGCGAACGTATATCGCAAGATTGATCCGAACGGTGCGAAGGTGGTGATGTTTGATGATTTCAGGTTCAGCTATAAACACCAGCCATTGATGAACGGGATGTCGCTGATTGACTACCAGAAGCATGGCGGCAGTATTGTTTATGACTTAGAAGAGGCGGGCGTTTTGAAGACTGAGGGGAAGAAGCAGCTCGAGTTGAGGTTGCAATAATGGCAGAAGAGAATATTGCCGATAAGATTATAGAGAACAGAGAGCGGCGTGATGCGCCAGATAAGGACGAATTTGGCTTGCCATTAGCCCATGTGAACGAACTAGAGTATTTGGTGGCACGCATCTTCATTCGCAACCCTGATATCTATCTGGACGAGGACGAGAATAAACTTTATATCGGTAGGCGCCAAGTCCAAGAGAGTGCTAAGATGGCAGTAGAGCTAGCTGACCACTATAACGATTGGTGCAAGGGGAACCGTTGGCCAATGATTTTTAACCGCGTGAAGCGTCTTGCTCCGCGGTTAGATAAGACTAAGCTGTACATTGCTGATAATTTACTGTGGGATATAGAGAAACAAGAGCTAGTAGTAACTGAGAGAAAGGTAAAAGGAGTTTAATATGGCTAAGGAGGCAGATTTCCAGTCAAAAGTATTGAAATATTTACGTTCAAAAGGGTGCATCGCGTATAAGATGCAACAGAATGCAACCACTCGTATCGCTACCCCGGATATAGCATGGTTCTATAAGAGTCGCTACGGTTTTTTAGAAGTGAAGCGAGCGCAGGACGCGAGTTTTCGACCTGGGCAGAAGGAGATGGTGTCGAAATTAGATAAATGGTCTTACGCGAGGGTTGTTTTTCCTGAAAATTTCGATACAATAAAGATTGAAATAGATAGGATAATATCAGATGAAGACATGCAGAGTCCAGGGGTGTGAGCGAGGCGCGGATGGCGGGTACGGCTTGTGCTCGATGCATTATAAGCGATACAAAAAACACGGCGACCCTCTATATGTGAGGAGCTCGTCCAAAGATAAGAAGTGCTCAGTTGACGGTTGCGACAAGCTTGTTGGGGAGCACGGCTCGCATGGGATGTGCACCGCCCACGCCAGGAAGGATTGGGGCGACCGCACGAATTATGCGGCAAAGCAGTCGGAGAAGGCTGCAGCTAGGAGGGCACAGACCAGATATGGCCTAGCCATAAGACATCCACTGTATGGAGTTTGGCAGGCTATGAAGGGGCGATGCAATAACCGTAATAGTGCAGCATTCAAAAACTATGGCGGGAGAGGCATTTATGTCGTTGACCGATGGCTCGGGAGGCAAGGTTTTTGGAACTTTGTGGACGATATGGGTGAGCGTCCAGAAGGTTTTTCTCTAGATAGGATAGATGTGAACGGGCCTTACTCCCCTGAGAATTGTAGGTGGGCTAACAAGCACATTCAGTGTGTTAACCGCAGATGCAACCGCGCAAACCCGTGTATCAACGGGGCGGATGGGCATTACATAGTCACGGTTAAGAAGGACCATATGATACATAGTAAGAAATTTAACACAATAAGAGAGGCGATAGAATGGCGCGACAAGAAACTAAGCGAGATATGGTAGGAACCTTTGAGAAGGATGTCGAGAGGTGGCTCAAAAAACATGGATGCATCGTCAAAAGAACAGAGTTCCCAACATTTTTCTTTATTAAGGAGGGGTTTTGGGGCGCGATTGAATGCAAAGCCACCGCTCGATCGAAATTTCAGCCAGGTCAAAAAGAGATGGTGGCGAAATTGGACGATTGGAGCTGGGCACGCGTGGCATACCCGAATAATTGGAGTAAAATTAAAGAAGAACTAGATGAAATTTTAAAGTAAGGAGGGCATATGCCGAGCGGATACGGTTATTTGTATAAAGATACACAGGGGTCAAAGGAGCATGGTGAAGCTGCTATTAACGTCATCACCGATATTATCCAGTGGGGGCGCGAGAAGGGGCTGGACGACCCGAAGGCACAATTAAATAAGGTCATTGAAGAGGTGGGCGAGATTGCACACGAAATTACTCGCAACCATTATGACCTAGAGGCGCTCGAGCAGCCAGATGAGCTATATGATGCGATTGGCGATTCGTTCGTTACACTTATTATTTTGGCTGACATCTTAAATATGGACCCAGTGGCCTGTATGGAATTAGCGTATGACGCAATTAAGGATAGAAAGGGGGAGACAAGTAATGGCACCTTCGTCAAAGGTGAATAAATTTATTGTTTGCTGTAAATGCGGCGATACGCCTAGCTTTAGTATGACCTCTTTTAAGTTGCTGTTCCCGGATGCTAAAGTTCCAAAAATTTTTTTGCAACCGAATCTGCATCGTGACATCGAAACTTTCCCGAAAGAGAGCAATATTTACAACTATATAAAGTCGAACTTGGTGGGGAATAAGGAGCGATTTTCGTATTATTTCGAGATTGATGATGACGGGCGAATCGTGACCCAGTTCAACCTGTTGAGCGGAAAGAAGGTGATATGATAAAGATTTTTGCTTGCACGTGTGGCGGGGTCGACCAGCTCGCGCGCACTGTCCTGAAAGAGGGCGGGCATCCAGATTGGTTGAATGTCCCGATTACTAAAGGCAGGCAGGAGAGCATGCGACAGCTAGAAAAGCTGAAGCCGCTTCTTGGCATGAATGCGGGGTTTAATGCGCTGTATGAGAAGCTTAAGGGTGGTGCTGGCAAGTACACGATTGTCTTTGGATACAACCAAGATGGGGCAGTTCGGTGGGCGGATATTAGCCGTGGTGCCATTAAGGAAATGATGGACGCGCAGATCATAGTTTCGGAGTTTAAGTAATTTGCCTATTTTTCTTAAACATAATATATTTATGGTATAAAGGAGGCCTTTAAATGCAACAACAGAATCTTCCGCGAGGGTTTATCTCTATAGAAGAAGCTATCAAACTTATCGAGTCAGATACTCGTAAAGATGCGAAAGTGGATACCAGCTTTCTACTTCGCAACCTCCCATACTTACGTACGGATGGGAATTATACTATTAAGAAATTACGCCACGATAAAGAAACTGGCCGCGTCGTGGGCAATGGCGAAGTATTCGTGATGATCACCTCTGATTATGAGAAGGAGATGCTTAAGCACGCTATCGTCGAACATTACCGCAATGTTACCGGTCGTACGATTGACCCAGACAATATTGGGCTTAGGTCGTTGACTACGACCGTTGACGAGGAAACCAACCTCGGTGCGGCGATTATCAATAACGATAAGCCGACAATTAAGCCAGGTGAAGATTTAGGTACTGGAACAAGAAATATTGGAGCTTAGTATGGACGATATTAAGGCGTTGGAGAAAACGTTTAATCAGTTTTTGAGCGGGCTAAAAGAACTTGATACGACGTATAATTTTAATGATTTAAATCAGCTTGAGATGAAGCTTGTACGCACCCTCCAGCTTATGGAGGCCGAGATTGGTTATGCTGGTCGCGGTCTATACGATATGATTCAGGATAGGCGTAGAAAGATTGGCGCTGGAGAGGTCGGAGAGACTAATAAGGAGAAGGTAGATGAAGACGATAAATCCAGTGACGCTGGACGAACTGAACGACAACCTAATCGAAAGGCTAAACGAGCTAGTAAAAAACGCTGATGCCGAGAGCATTCTTGCTCTTACTGAGGCGATTGCAAAACTGAACGCGTCGCGTCGTAATTCGGACCAATTTGCTAAGCCGCAATCTGATGAGGAGAAGTCCGAGAAGGAGCGTAACGCCGTGTTGGGGGAGGTAATCGGTGGCTAAAATACTCAAAAGTGATTATGCCTTATCGGACGGCCATCTAACCCCAGACCAGATTCGCCAAGCTTTAAGTGGTGACCTGGAGGGGTTCCGTTATTATTTCAACAATTGTTGCCAGTTGCAGGATAAAGACACCCGACAAATGATTCACCCTACCCTAAATAAGGGGCAGGAGTTGATTGCAAAAACTCTACTAAAGTATATTGCTAAGGATACACGCACTGACTACCATAGGGAGTGCGTGATTTTAGCGCCACGCCAGATTGGCAAATCTACGCTCATCACGGCTATCTCGAATTATATGATGTCGTATGTGCCTGGGTGCGAGCGAGTAAATCTTGTGCACACTCTCCAGACTGGTGCGGCGGCGGGTAAATATTTTACTCAGAAGATTGCCCCGATCGTAACAGGGGTGCACCCTGATATTATGCCAACAATCGAAAAGAATACCCTCGGTACATCGAGCATGCTGCTGTATAAAGATATTAAGGGTATTCCGCGTAATGGTATTTATGAGGTCACGTCTGCTGGGTCCAACTCGGTTCGTTCATCTACGGTCACGGTATGGCTAGCAGATGAGCCGTCGGAATATCGCAGTCCAGAGGCGGTCGAGGATGCTATCTCTGGTGCTATCGGCGACTATGGTTTTTCATTTACTGCTTATATTGGCACGTTTACTGACCGTATATCGAATTACTTTCTCGATAAAATTAAAACAGCAATCGAACATCCAGACGAGATGGAGCTGGTCTTTATCCCGTGGTTTCTAGTCTATGGCAGGAAAGGGGATGAGCGTGGGGTGGACTTATCAGAGTTGAGCGATTACGAATCGAAGGTGATAATGCCAGAGATGATTAAGTACAATATCCCGCCAGAGGAGTTTGCCGCGAAAATTGGTTGGTACCGTAGGCGTTCGCTTCGTACCTCGAAGATGCAGTATGAGTTTCCGAGTAGCGTCCAGGATATTCTTGATTTGACTTCGGATAGGAAGGTCTTTTCGAAGGAGGCAATTGAAGCCCAGCGTAATAATGTCGAAAGCGGTACGCCATATCGAATGATTACAGACAATGTGACTAAAAAGGTAGAGGCGCAAAAGACGGACGTTTCGCCTTTCAGGATATTCCGGCCGCCAATCTATGGCCATAAGTATAAGCTCGTAGTCGACCCAATCACCGCAAGCAATGAGGACACCGACTTCTTCGCAATGTCGGTATTTGATGATAATACGCTTGAGCAGGTGGCGGTCTTCTGCGGAAAAGAGCTGATGGTTGAGGATTATGCGGACTATGCCGTGTCGATTGCGAAGATTTATAACAACGCTATTATCTGTCCAGAGTTGAACGTCGCAGAGGGGTTTATTGTTTCATGTCGCGCTCTTGGCTACTACTATTTTTACTATGATTCTCCGCAAGCCCGGAGGAAGAAAGAGCCAGGTATCCGCACAACTGTTACATCGAAGGTGGCGATGATAGATAAATTGCAGCTATTGCTCAACAATAACAAGATTACCTTGCATGACGAGGAGACGGTTGATGAGCTTGAGTGGTTTGAGAAGAAGGTAAAGAGGACAAATGGGGCCGCGACCTCAGTTAAGATGGCAGCCAGAAAGGGCAAGCACGATGATTTTGTTGCGTGCCTTTGGATCTATGCAGGAACGCTAGATGAGAGCCAGCTAGTCGGTCGAAGCACTGGGTGGTCGTTCATTTAGCTGATAATTTTATCAAACGGTTACTAATAATTTATTATTTAATTATGAGTTCTAAAAATTACATAGACTGGAATCAGGAGTGGAATTATCCGCTTCAATGGATTTACGAGTCGATGCCAGCTCGCTTCGATTATCAGTGTATGCTTCATCGGGCGGATTTAGCCATGGTGGGGCGCCCTAGCAGGAACTTGTATAAGGAAGAGTTGGAGTCGAATCTAAAGAATATTGCGGATTCTGACATGACTGAAAGCGACAAAGCGCGTTGCCTTTGTGTGCCAGATGGAGAATCTTTTATATTAAGTAAAGCAGTTAAGAATCGCATGAACCAGATGGCTGGTGGTGTTGACGCGTATGAGTGTACCGTAAACGACCCGTACATGTTGGTTGACGATGAGACAGAGGATTTGTTGGCTGCAAAATGTGAGCAGGATTACGTAGAGAATAAACTTGGCTCTTTTGCCTCTGTTTTCTCGCGTGACCTTACCTTATATGGTATTGCAGCGGTATTAGTAAAATACTGCCCATATAAGGATGCGAATGAAGTATTGCGTATCAACCCGAAGAACATTTGGTTTGATACCATGTACTCGGCTACCGGGAAGGAGCGCTTCCGCGGGTACTCGACGATGATTAGCTGGGCAAAGCTCAAGAAGATGATTGAGCATGACAAAGATATCGTCAATGACACCCTAGAGGTTCCGGACCGCTCTATTCGCAACAAGAACGGCGATGTTGACACCCATATCAAGGTTGGTCGCAAGAAGATTACCACGCTTAACGACCTGGAGATTTATATTCAGGATATGAATAGCCTCGCCGTTGCCCCAGATTTACAGGGGTATCCATTGACTTACTACGGTGAGTATATGCACGACTTGCGCACTTGCTATAACTTAGGTTGGTATCGCACCTTCGCAACTGACCCGAAGGCAAAAACGAATAGTGGCTACAATGGTGACGATGTCGAACTGACGGTTATTTATGATTTGGAACGTAAGATTGAGTTCAAGATTATTAACCGCCGCTTCGTTATTTCGGCAAACAAGGACGCCTTCCGTCGCGATATTGTGTTCCCTATTTATAACCCTATTACAGATGAGAAAACATATCGTGTCGACGAGTACTGTCTCGACTGTCCTCTGAAGTTCCAATATGAGGAATCGAACAACCGCGATATGTTCGTATATCCGTTTTCTCCAGTCTTCTCATTGCTCGATGCGCACGATAAATTATGTTCGTGGCGTGCAAAGCGTGAACACGTTAGCAAAATTCTTTCCATTTTGCGTATTGAGTCTAGCGGCCCAGACGCCAAGTCGTTGACGAAGGTGTTGAATGTTATGGGCGTCGTATTAGATAACGTACAGGGCGATATTAACTCGATTAACTTCCAGTACGACTGGACGGCTATCGACAGCGAGATTGCGTACCTAGAAGAGACTATCATTAAGTTCTTAAGCGCTTATGACCAGTTTGATGCCCTACAGGCTATGGGCGACCGCGCAAGTGCCGCCGAATCCGGTATGGCTTTGGGCGCTGTTGCACAGGGTCTCGCCACACATCAGAATGCAATCATGCAGCTTTATGCCGATATTGCTCGTCAAAGCTTGGCCAACCGCGTTGTTTACTCTCCGAACCAGGAGTTCCCTGTTACTAATTACGGTCAATATGCGTCCATCACCATACAGCAAATGGCGCTTGAGACGATTATCAATGTTAAGCCGAAGCTTGCTAAGGAGATTCGAGAGAAGACCTTGGCGACTAACGCTATTGCGATTGTTTCTAACTTTAAGGATATGTTGACGCCAGAAGGTATTGGGTACTTCTTGGCACAAGGGCTTTATGGACAAGTGCCTCGCAAGCTTGCCGCATCGTTTATCAAGAAGCCCGAGAGCAACCAACAAGAGGTAGCTAATGCACAATTACAGGCACAAAACCAAGCGGAGATGCTCAAGCAGAACCAGCAAGCGTATGAGCAGAATCCGACGGCGTACGAGGCTAATAACATACTCGAGAATGCAACTCCTGATGAGGTCGATGCTGTTATTTCTGGTATGGCTAATAATGGCGGTGCTATTGAACCTCCTACTGACAATTTAGATACGGCTTCGCCGGAGGTCCTCGATATGAATCAGCAAGATGGTGCTATGGCTTTAGATATGGCCGGTATGACACCTGAACTTGGCAGCAGTTTGGCTAACCCAAACAGCTTAATTTAATGATGATATAATGTGGGTATATGGCAACGAGAGAAGTTAGTATACCCACAATTATCGTTGAAAACTTTGACACGAAGGATGTCGTGGCGTTTTTGACGGACAAATTCAAACAGTACAATTTAAGAGGCGGAAAGGAATTTGAAGATAAGGAATTGGCTATCTATATCTCTATTCTAGACGCGCTTAATAAGAAACTTGGTGGCGCAAGTGGAAGTATTATTTTATAATCAAATTATTAACAATTAGGAAGGACTACAATGGAAAACAACCAAGTAGCTGCCCCACAAGGGACAGAAGCAACCTCTACAAACTCTAACGAACAAGCCCCACAGGCTCAAGCGCCAGCTACGGCTCAGGAAGCTACGCAGACCCCTCAGACCCCAACGGCGGACATTCCTGCAGACAAAATTGAGGCGTTTAATAAATTTGTTAACGCCAATGGTGGTTTCGATAAGGCTTTTGCTAAGCTTAGAAACGACGTATCCACTCCTGCTCCAGCTCAGCCACAAGAGCCAGTGCAGCCAGCGCAGCCAGCCCAGCCTCAAGCTCCGCTTCAGCCGCCTACACCGCCAAGCGGATACGAAACTCTCGAAGAGTTGGCTATTGAGAACTATTTCGATAGACTTGCTGGCAAAAAAGAATACGAACCAATCGCTGATCAGATTCGTAATGGTGATGTGTTCAAAGAGATGGCCAAGTTCGGTATTCAGGTCAGTCAGAACGGTGCTATCAACTCGAAGCAGATTAAAGACTTCTTAGATATGTACGCTAAGACTGTCCCAGCTCCAGCACCATCTACGCCGATTACAACTACGCCTACAGCGAATTATGTACAGGTCGGCGAACAGATTACAAGCCGCGACGAGGCGATGAAGATTATTCAGCAGAATATGGAACTTCGCAGCAAAGGTATTGCCGAGCATCCGCAAACTGCAGCCGCAAAAGAATACTTGAAAAAGTACTTCAACAAATAAAAAGTAAGCCCTTCGGGGCTTATTTTTTTGTGGCGTGTTTTTTAACTTTATACTAAAGGTATGAACTGTAATAAACCATGTAGTTTTAAACAATGCCCGAAAGTCCCGAAACATGGGTGTGGCTGTTGCCCATTTAGGAAGGTTGTTATACCGACAGTGCTCGGTGACGACTCTGAAGGCAGCGATTACGCTCCGGAGAACGGAGCTTACCAGAACGCGCTTGTCGAATACGAGGCGAATGGGGCGCTTTACCTATACTCGAGTGATGGAATTTATACTAAATTATCCCTTGCCGCTAACGATTTCGGCATGGCAACTATTCGTTATGTTGATCAAAAAAACGCCGAGACATTAGCTGCCGCTAAGCGATATATTGATGAACACAGCGGTGGTGGCGAGGGGTGAGATAGCCTGGACACAGGAGAATAAGATGGCTGAGAAGAAAACGAAAAAGTTTATTTCCAGGGTAAAAGAATTTGCTGATGTCCTCACTGCGGTGGGGATTATCGGCGCAGCTCTAGTTGGGGTAGGCACTTGGTGCACGCATCAGATTAACGCCAGCACCAATGAGAAACTGGATACCATTTCATCCCAGATGCAGGATTTGAAGCTTGATACCACTCGCAGTCAGTTGCTTACCTTGATGAAGAATTACCCTGATAATGAAGAAGAGATTATGAAGGTGGCTAGGTACTATTTCAAAGAATTGAAGGGCGACTGGTATATGACTAGCCTCTTCATTAAGTGGGGAGAAGAGAACGGCATCGACGTTACTGATATAGTAAAAATTGACAGCAAATAATTTTTTTTGGCTATTTTGTTGTTATTATTACGGTAAGTCTACAGCTTAGTAGATAGACTACCAATGGTATGACCCCCTACCTACGCAAAAGGATGGAGGCAACATTCAGTGATAGCCTACTATGATGCAGCTAACTAATTGACGATTTGCGCTCGCCAGTTGGGTAGAGAAACGACGAATATAAAATTTAACTAAAGGAAATAACTATTATGTCTACCGTTGAAGGTTCAACGTATACACAGACTGTTGTTACCGCTCCTACCGCACCATCCACTGAAACCGTGTTTGACCTTAACATTCAGGCACCTTTCATCCGCGAATTGGTCGCTGATGGTCTCGTAGAAGAGCCAAAACTCGCCCAGGATTTGGATAGCGCTCGCTCATTCTTTACTGGCCAGAGCATCATCAAAAGCGATTTTATGCTCCGCAACTTGAAGTTCGGTCAGCAGGTTCGCGTTAATATTGAAAAAGACCAGAACCCACTTAGCTTGTTCCAGAAGAAAGCTATTGAGTATAAGGCAATTGATTCATGTCATGATCAGATTGATCTCGACTGCGGAGTCCCATGTATCAACACTTTGCCAACTTTCCAATACCTAATCTTCCGCTTCGACTGCGAATACGCCTATGGTGTACGCGCTTGCGATAAGAACAAAGATTTCTGGGAGTTTGACTTCTTCACCAAGCAGTACGCGCTTTCCCGCCGTGCAGAACAGTTCGGTCGCGAACTTGACCTTTGGAACACTGTTATCCGTGGTCTTATCGCTGCTCCAGCTACGACTGTTGATGCTAAACTCGCTGCCGAACACCCAACTCACTACTGGGCAAACAGTGGTACTGTCGGTGCTAATGGTCGTTGCTTGATCACTCAGGCTAACTGGTACATGACCACCAAGTTCCAGGACATCAACCCAACCGTCTTCATGACCGAGGAAGCTGCCCACGAACTTATCCGCAGCGTTGAGAACCCATACAACCTCAACCGCTCGCAGAACATTGTTAACACCTTCGAAGACTGGAACGTTCCTGGCTTCATGGTAAGCACTGCCGTTAAAGAGATTCTCGGCACTGTCCGCAGCGTCGTCATCATGAAGCGCAGCGCTTGGTTAACAACTGCTGGCGAAGGCCAAGGTTCTTTGACCACTCAGTTCCCACTCTGGAGCGAAGACACCACCAAGCAGTACGTTGCTATCCTCGACCCACGTGTTGGCTATCAGTTCGCTAAAGATGGTTACCACCTCGTAATCAATCCTTACGACTGCGATAAGCTCATCCGTGGTATGATTGACACCGAATACGTTGGTTCGGGTATTACCTTCCCTGTATACGGTCTCATCATTGAGTTCGATGCTAGCGAATATTGCTAATCGCGACTTTATAGCGACAAAAAATAACCTCCTTACGGGGGTTATTTTTTTTGTTCTGCACTTTTACGCACAGAGCTACTAATACTACTACTCCTCTATGGTAGCATCTTCTTGGTCTTTGCGGCAAGACTCACAGCCAGATAAGTCCTGGTTAGTTATTTTCCCCCAGACCGAATCTACTAACTCATCTATTTCGCGAAGAAACTCGGCGTCTCCGGTGTCTGTCTCGTAGGCTAGCTGTCTGACTGCGGCAGTGCATTTGCCGAGACAATGCAGTTTTTCTGGAGCATCGAAATGCTCTGCCATATACTTGCGCCTTAAGTCTTGGGCGCGTTTAGCGGTTACTAAGTAAAAGATTACATCTTCGTCATTTTCTTCAGCAGCAGATAGCTGTGCTGAACGCAAAGCATGTCGTCTAATGTGCTCAAGTTCTCCTATCAGAGCAACGCCATCTGACACGTTCGCTAAATTATAATCGAATGCCATATATGTTAATATTATAGTATAAAAGGAGGTCTAATGAGCCTAAAAGGAAAATTAGCAATCATCTGGATGCGCAAGAAAGACCGCATCGCTTTTAATGACGAGATTGAGGCTATGGGTCCCGGTATTGCGCCGGAGGAACTCAAAAAATGAGCGAAAGTAGCCTAGTCACAAAGAAATGGTGGGCCAACGGCAATAATTACGAGGTCGGTCGTGCGGGATATAAGATTAAAGGTATCGTTATCCACCACGCAGCTTCGACCTCATTGAGTTCAATTGGCACTGTCTTCTCTGACCCAAAGCGTCGTGCCTCTGCACAATACGGGGTAGACGGGAAGAATATTCACCAATATGTTTCGGAGGCAAATACCGCCTGGCACTGTGGCAACTGGTACGGCAATCACGCTACGGTTGGCATTGAGACTACGAATTCAACTGGAAGTCCAAACTGGAAAGTTGCAGATAAGACACTTGACACGCTCATCAAGCTAGTCGCTGATATTGCGAAGAGAAATAATCTTGGCAAGCTTTGGCTAGACCCAAAAGCAGACTACCCAACCTTATCCGGTCATAAAGACTGGTATGGTGCGGCGACAGCGTGCCCTGGTCCATATCTTTACCCGAAGCTTCAGTATATCGCTGACAAGGCAAACGCTATTAACTACCCGCCAAAGCCGACTAAGCCGACCTTGACGTGGAAGAAATTGTCATCTGTGGTAGAGTACGAATGCAAACTTCAGCCGACTAATTTATGGGACTTCAACCATACGAAGTTCGCAGATTGCAAGAGTATTAAACAGTTTAAGAAGGGTGATAGGGTTAATATTTATGGCACTGTGTTCAATAAAGAACTTGGCGCAACTTATCTATTAACCGAGTACTCATTCACGAAGAAGATAGCAAATGGTTTTAACGAGGGCGACATGAAGGTATACGAAAAACCCGCTCCTGCCCCAACTCCAACTCCTGAGCCTACACCAGAGCCTACTCCTGAACCAACCCCTGAGCCTGAACCTACGCCCGAACCTGACCAAACAGTAAATATTCTTCAAAAGATCGTTGAATTTATTCAGCACATTATCAAACTAATCACGGAGAAAAAATAAATGGAAATTTTAGGATTATCAGCATTAGCAACAGTGGTTCTTACCGGCCTCGTAGCTGGCGGAACTGAGCTAGTTAAGCGCTTGTTCGACGCCGACTGGCGTACGGTTGTAACCATCATCGTCGCTGCACTTATCGGCGGCTTCGGCGGTTTAGTGTTCGGAGCTAACTTCCTCGTCGGTATGGTTTTCGGACTTGCCGCTTCAGGTTACATTACCATCGCACAAAACGTCGCTAAGAAATAAAGATAGACCCTTCTGGGTCTATTCTTAATTGCAGCGCAGGACGACGCAATCGCTCATATTAAAGAAACAATAGTTTCTGAATCAGTCAATTTTGTGTGTTTCTATCCCCGCGCTGCAACTAGGGATAGCACCCTAGAGCACATTAACGTTTCATCAGCTTACTAGAAAGGGGGGTGAGTATCTTGTTTTTAGAAATTGTGTTTAGCCATGATTTTGACCCGACTCTTTTTAACGGTTTCAATTGTCGCATTCAAAACAATGCCATTACGGCAAGAGGTACAGTAGAAGAACTCAACGCTATCATACAAGTGGCAGACAGTATATTAGGTGACAGAACAATCATCATGAGGAGGGGTAATAATGAAAAAAGCGAAAAGACGCAGACGTGAACACAGAACAATGGCGGCTACGGACCGCCACCACTAGCGCACATTTGCTTCCAGGGTAGATATTGGGATAGAGGATACGCTAAAGCAATTAGAAACGCATTCGTCCGCACAGTACCAGTTATCTACCATCGTGAACTTCATTCTCTACTTAATACCGTCCCAGTCCCAAGCGGAGAACTTCTCCGTGAAGCATGGGTTGAGTATCAGAAGAACGCTGATGAGATTGACACCTATGGTGTAGCACGAGCGGCGGCTTGGCTGTATGTCCATATTCCTGACCCAGAGTTCAGGAGGGCTATGCAGCTCCAGATTGATTTCTTCTCGTGCAAGGGGCAGTGAGATGCCCCTTTTTTCTATACAAAAAGACGCCCATGTAGGCGTCTTTTCTCGAAAAGTGAAGAATTACCGACGTATCGGTAACTCTATTATAGCACAGTTTTTAGATGGTAAAAAGTAGCGTGGTAATATAAAAGTATGGATAAAGAGACTTATACGTTTGAAGACCGAGTTTATGTAAACCCGGAAACTTCCCTCAACGAACAGCTGGGGTTTGTAGACAAGCTTCGCTCTCTTCAGCAGGAGGGAACTGATAAGATAACTCGAGATACACATAACTTGGGCACCGATGTGACGCCTAATTTAGGTGGTCTCACTGGCGCAGAAGGCATGTGGCAGCAGCAGTATGTGACGCCTAGAGTCAATACAATGCTTAGCAATCTACGTGCTACTGCACAGGCGCAAGCCCTGAACGATGTGTTGGGCAACTATCAGAACCAGATGAAACAACGTTACAACAATGCGTATAGGGCCGCAAGTCGTAGCGGTGGTGGAGGCGGCGGCACTGGTGGTGGCAATCCTGATGGCGGCGATAATGAGGGAGAGGTCGATTGGAGGGTGAATAACGGTACTGGTTATGACGCCAATGGGGTTGACTCAGTTATTAAACGCAAGGGCGCTCCAAAGGCGAGTGGAGCTATTAACTCTGCCAATGCGATTGCTGGGATGACCGGTGGCGGACAACTCCCAAATTCCAACACGAGAACATATTACCTACAAGCCCCGAACGGGAATAGGTCGTGGATTGTTGTAAGGAACGGGTTGAATGGCCCAGGTATTGATACTCCAAAAGTGAGCATGCACGGTTCTGGCAATATTCGCAATTATATTGATTCTCGGCTACAGCAGGGATACAAGGTTGTTGACGGAAAAGGCAATGACCTCTCTTCAAGATATATTCTTCTGTGGGGGTTATAAATATGGCTAATAGATTTCCATACAAACCAGGACAAGCTCCATTAAGCGCGAGCGACCTATCTTATGCGAGTCAACCTCCAATAGAGGACACTGCGAGCGAGTATTATGTCGTGAAAGACAACAGCGGCAACAGAACAACGAAAATCGCTTCTCAGCTCACGGACGCCGAAAAGGCAGCTGTAGCTAGAGGTGGCATTGCTGAAGGCGGAAAGACTGATAGGGAGAATAATCCGGCGAAATATTCTTCTGTTTATATTGATAGGGTGAGCGGGAAAATTACAGTTGAGGCTCCAGACTATGTAATTAATCGTGAGGGCTTTAAAGAGCAAATTGGTGACACTCTCAAAACGCTTTCCCGTCTTTACAAGACCAATAAAAACTATAAGGTTCCACAGCAAGATGGGTCGAGTAAAAGTGTTACAGAGATTATCGAAGAGCTTAATGATCCGGACAATGATGAGAGCATTGTCGCATATGTAAATTCGGTTAATGACATGCGCAAGCAAGAGTATGGTTATCAGGAAGGCGGTAAGAGATATGCTGGCGACCGCAGTGTCTATGAAATAGATGATAAGACGAAGCTGAACGATAGATACTTTTCTATCCGCAACGCAATTGCCATAGGTGACGACCTAAAAGATGATACGCGCCAAGCCGTTCCAAAGCAATTAGCAGAGGCGGCGTTTTTGCGTGCGCTTGAGTCTTATGATGAGGACACTGGCACGGTACAGTACAAAGACCTGATGGAAAACGGCTGGAACCGCGATAAACATTCTGACGATGAGCTAAAAGCGCTTAACGATTCTCTTAAAAGATATTTCGCTAATCACGATTATTCTGATACAGATGAGTTGGCCGCAAATATCGCTTTATATGAATTCATTAATGGGCGTGACCCAGATGTAGCTTGGTATAGGAACGTGGCTGAAACAATTGGGCAAGCCGTCCACGGCGCATCAGAATTCTTTGTGGACCTAGGCGGATATGGAGCTGGCGCCTTTGCAGAAGCGGCCGGAGCCGTTAACGACACGGTGCAAAACTTCTATTATTCTGCTACATGGGAGAAAGATGCCCCTTCTAGGGCTGTACGCGATTTTTGGAAAAATGATGTTCTTGGCGAATGGGAACACATCAAACAAGGTGAGCGCGAGGATTTATCTCTCTTATCGGATGTCCAGGCCGGGGCTATAGAGCTTGGTTATGGCGTAGCCAAACTTGTTACCTTGATTGCTGTAGGCAACGCTTTAAGCAATTTGGCAAAGAGCGCTGCAGCGTCGTTGTCCACAATGGCTGCGGACGCAGCCGAGGGCTCAACCGTCGTTCCTGCGGTTATGAATAACCTCGCCATTACCGCGGCGGCTGGCGGTAATGGCATTACTGCAGCCAGCAATATCAAATTATTGTCTGATGGCATCAATATTATCACGGAGTTAGCTAACCCATCTACTGTCGCGCAGTTCGCTAATATCGTATCTGCGATAACGACCTCAGCACCAGCCAGCTCGATCATTGGGCTAATCGGCGAAACGTTTGGTGAGAGCGTCACTGCTAACCCGAAGTTGTTTTATGAGGTAGTTTCGTCTGGCGACTTAAACGAAACGGCTCGTCAGAAATTATGGGAAGATTTTATCGGCAACTCAATTGGTCTTGTCGGCGGTATTGCTATCGGTAAGGGACTAATGAAAGTCGGGGAGACGGCTCGCGGTCGCGCAATTTCGCACGATGCTTCAGTTTTGATTAACAAAATTTCTACTGGCATTGGAGAAATGCGAGCCAAGATCCAGGCTAAAATTCATGGCTTTGACGATATAGAGGACTACATTAAGCAACTAAACTCGGCTGGGAAAATCAAGAAGGCTGATGCCATCGCTATTAGAGAGATGTTGCGTGCTGCTCAGAAAGAAGTGGCTGAATCTGGATTCGTGTCTGTAATCGGTCCGACTGATGATATTTTGAAGCAGCTTGACGAGGTTGAAGAAGCTACATTCAAGTTAATGAGGATGAACAACGCCATTGACGCCATGCAGTCGCGCGGTAAGAGTGTTGCTGCCGAGTGGTATCTATCTGGCAAATATCGTGAGTTCGAAGGGGCCAACGATGCTCTCGAAAGTGCGTACAAATCTCTTTACGAGGTTGAAAAGGCAGCGAGGATTCGTGGTATCCATCGCGTTGGCAAGGCAGCGGTATCGCAGGAGACCTCAAACTATATTGAGAGTATGGCGAAGCGTGATATCATTGAGAGCCTGCTCGAGAAGAGTAAGACTATGGACTCCGCCAAACGCAAAGCTTTTCAGGAAGAGCTGGAATTTCTCAACAAGACGATTGCAAACTATGAAAGCGTTGCGACAGATGAGTTGAAGGCAGCTGCTCAAACCGTATTAAATAAACAGCGCGAGTGGACTCTTGCCGCGAACAATCTTTTGATGAAGGAAGGTCTGCTCGATAATGACACGATTAATGAATTGCGCGCTAGCGGTCTTTGGGGCAAGAATGGCGAGCTTTATGTTCCGCTGTTCCGCGAGAAAGATTTAAGTAAGATTAATGAATTTAAGATCAGCCGCATACACAAAAACATGGTGGAGAATCCCTACCATTACGTTGCTGGTGCGGAAGATGATTTCCTCGATCCAATGGCGGCTACTCGTCTTTATATGCGCCGCTTTGCCGACGCTAAATCTCGCCAAGAAGTAGCGAAAGCATATGTCAGCTTAAAGGGCGCAAAAAGCGAACTGCTGTTTGATGGAGAGACTACTGGTTATGTTAATAAGGTCAGCAAAGATGCGATAAAGAGGTCTAATGCTGGCTTTAAAACTGCTGCCGCTGATATGGCGAAGCAGATTCGCGCTAGTACATTTACGGATGAGTTCCTGGATAGGGCTGCCTCTAAGTACAAACTAAATGGAGCACAGCGCGCCGCCGATTCTGCGGAGCGTAGTCTTGCAATGACTCTTGGCCAGGAAGCCAGTGAGATGAAGTTTACTAGTACGGCTTATAAGCAGGCAATCGCCGGTGTCGAGGGCATTAAGTCTAGTCAAGTGGTCTTAACTATGTCTGCAATAGATGATGACGCTGCAGGCGAGTTGTGGGAGAAGGGGTTGGCCTATACCGCTGCTCCTGGGACGGCTCCAGTTGTACCAAGCGTTAAAGATTATGTGGTGGGAAACTATAGTTCGTTGCCAAAGAATACGCGCGCACTAATTGCTGAACGCGTCAACTTGCAGAATGAGCTTAAGGCCAGCTCTTTCTTGAGCCATGCAACTAATGCCGACATCGACGATGTCGTCTATCTGAAGACAGGGCATGCCACTTTAGAAGAGGCCTTGTCGGCAGAGAACTTCGACTCGATGACTAATTCTCAGAAGAAAGCGATGCTGAAGAAGCTGTTCGGTAAAGAGAAGAGCGACGAAATTTGGCAGAGCGCAACAGAATATGCACATGGCACCCCAGCGCAAAAGACTATAACTGGTATAGACAGCGAGATAGTACGCGGCGCGGAAGAAGAGCAGGCCTTAGAGAACGAGCTTGACCGTGTTAGATACTTACGTGCTCACCGCAACAAGAAGATGAGCGACGCCGACAAAGAATTATTAGCTAAGTGGAAAGGCGTACGCGAAAAGAACTTCCCGCAGGTCACAACTGGTGCACGAAAGGCTCTTGATCGCGCTGAATCCGCATATAAAACCGTCGCTGAAGCAGCAGAGCTTCCAGATGTATCTGCTATCAATGCCCGAAATGAAGAACTTTTGAAAGTGTTAAAAGCAGATGCAGACGAGGAAACGAAGCTTGCCCGTGAGGTTAGACGAGTTGGAGAGTTACGCGCAGATAGCAGTGCTAAGCTTACGAAAGAAGATTCTGATCTATTAAAGAAATGGATGGGCAAAGACCTGCCAGATGTCCCAATGACCGCTCGAGCGAAGTATATACGCGCGCGCGACTTAGGCACTGGCCTCGAAGAAATTCCTACTGGTGAGGGGGCGTTCTTGCCAGAGGTCCAGACTGAGGCGGCTGAGGGCGCAGAGTTGACCGTAAAGAATGCACAGAAACAGGTGAACTCCGAATCGGTCCGTATGGCTTTAGCCTCTGATGAATATGGCAACGTTCAGGATGGCGGTACGCTGGGCTACCAGCAGCAACTCATCGCTAACCAGTATGCTAGCGAGATGTCTGGCGGAAGAGCTACGAATCTATCTGAAACTTGGGATGAAATTGTAGATTTCGACCCAGATTTTGAGCGCACAGTGCAGCGCAGTATCCTTGCGTTCGACCCTAGATTCAAAGACCTCGACGAGGCTCAGGCTATTACGAAAGATTTCATCTATAACAACAGGCTCGCTAAGGCGCAATTTAGATTATCTGAGGCAAGCGAGAATCTAGACATCATCGCTAAAGAATTCGGTACAAACGCCGAAACCGTCGACGTTGCGCTTAATAGAATCAAAAACGAGTACATAGAGAAGATTCTTGAGCGTCCGGTTGTTAATGAGAACTTAACTGCTATTTGCGAATACCATGGCATTGATGAAGAATGGGGTCGTGAATACTTCGCACTTATGGGGTCAATGTCTAATAAGGCGGACTTTCGTAAGGCGATGAAGAAAGAGTTCGAGGGCCTCCTTGTAGAAAAAGGTTTTAACGACCACAGTATGATTAAGCGCACAGCTGGCGCAATGGCAAATGAGGTTGCCGACCGTTTGCAATCGCAATATGATGAGTGGCGTGTATTGATGCAGGAAGTTGCACCTGATTTAGTAGACCAGAAGGGCCTATACGCTGAGGTGCGTCATCTAAGTGGGCAAATTAGCAATGCAATGAAGGACACGAACAATGTAGTCGCTATCCAAAATAACCTTGGTCAGACAGAGCTGATTGAAACTGACCCGTTAGTTGCCTCTTTCTTAAACCATGAGAACTTGCCAAAGGAGATGACGGCTTGGGGAAGATTGAACTATCTCCTTTCCAAGACCTTCCGCTTAGGCACAACTGGTATTAACATCACGTCTATGGTTAACCAGACCTTCCGTGATTTTGGCAACGCATTTATTGGTGGTAACTTCTACCGTATGTGGAGCACGTGTGCTAGCCAGATGCGTGAAGTGTTAGGTGATGACGTGATTGGTTTCATTGAGCGTTCTGACCCTGAGTTGGCTAAATCCGTGCGCGCCACAGCTGCTGAGCTAGGCACTGACGTAAATGATGAAGCGTTGAAGGCGATTCGAAGAAGCGGTGCGGCTCTTTCTCCGCAAGTGACTGAAACGGAGATTTACCGTCGTGCCTCAGAGGCGAATACGGACTTGCGCATTAGTAGAATGGGCAGGGGCGTAGACGGTATGACTGAGCGTAGCTTTACCAGAATGTCGAGAGGCATTAATAAGGCAGAAGATGTTCTTGGCAAGCCGAATGAATTCCGCGAAGGCGCGCTTCGTACCGGCGTTTATAACAACGCGTTCGCCGACGCTGTTAAGCGTGGATATTCATATGAGAATGCCAAAGCATTTGCTACTTTCGCTATGAATAACGCTACAACCAACTTCGGTCGTCTAACTGAACACTTCTCGAATCTCCAGCAGACGGTCCCTTTCTTAGGTGCTGCTATCAATGGTACGAAGTCGTTCTGGCGATTGGTATCGGTAGACCCAGTAGGCGTAATGGGGCGCTTAATCGGTGGCATCGCAATCCCGACGATGGCTTTTACCGCATTCTCTCTCCAAGATGAGGAGAGCCGCCGTATTTATCGCAACATTAAAGAGTACGAAAAAGACTCTAATATGATTTTCGTACTTAATGGTCAAATTGTGAGCATTCCGATCCCGCAAGAAGTCTCATCTGTTATCGCTCCTTTCCGCCGTTTGGTCGAGTACGCCTATGAGGGTAACCCTCACACGTTCTGGCAGATTGCCACAAACGACATCATTGGTCTCTCACCAATCAATCTCGAGGGCTTCATGAATGTTGATGCGAACATGCTGACTGACGGCACAAGCACGCACAATTTCTTTGTCGATAACATCGAGCCTGGTATTGCTAAGCTGTTCTCGCAAATTGCTCCTGTTCCGATGAAGTTCGCTATGATGGGTATGACCGGCATTGACCCTTACACTATGAAGAAGATTGATACCGGTAGAAGGGGGGTCGATCCGGATACTGGCGAGGAGATTATTCTCAATGACTATTCTAGCCAGCTTGGACAGTTCGTTGCATCTTTGTTTAAGGACACACCGTTTGCAATGTCAGGCGCAATGGCCGACAAGTTACTGGGTAGCGTTATCGGTACTGCCCCGGTTAGTTATACTGGGTGGCTGATTGAGCTTGGCCAGGGGGTGGTTGGTTATAATGGGTCAAATCTAGGCAGCGCAGCTAGCTCTGTCGGGGAACAGTTATTTAACAAACTTACCTCGCCGACATCGGTAAACCAGTATCGTTCTGCGTCTGAATCCGCCTGGAAGGACGCTGTGTCGCAGTTATATGAACAGCGTCAAAGACTATTAACTGGTGCCGCATGGCAAGACTATATGAAGCAGAAGCGTAACGCGAAGACAGTCGAAGAGCTAGAAAAGCTTAAGGCCGTGCGCGAGAATCTTGTTGCTGACTACTACAATGACGTTAAGACCGTTGTAAACAATCTGCAATCCAAATATGGCGCAGACTTCACTGCCGAGAAGTATGCATCAGTTATTGCACTAAGCACACTGTATGTGTCTGGCGTGGATGGCACTGCGTGGGGCGATATGCAGTCGGAAGGAGCATATAAAGATGCGAAGAGGCGTGCCGTTGAAACTATGACCAATATGGGCTTTGACTCGCCAAGAGACTATTCAGCTTTCGGATATATCCGCACAAACTCTGCTGGGGACACCTATATGGCTTACTCAACCCCAATGTCTATCCTCGACGTAAAGAACGATATCGCCAATGCGGCTAACATCCATATCGCGAATATCGACAGCATCTTGGAAACCAAAGGCATAACGACTTACAGCGATGGTTTCCAGGACATGCAGAATGCGGTCAGCGCAATTTACGCTAAAGATAAGCTTACGAGCGCAGACTTCGATAAAATCAACAAGCTCTACAAAGAGTGGGACGTTAAGGTTATGCAAGCTCTATGGCCGTATATTGAGGAATATGGCATTGAAGCAATTACTAGCGACTCGAGAATTATTGATAAGCTCGACGACCTAATCAAAGTCCCATCCGATTATGAAATCACCAATAAGGGCAGGTACATCTCGAAGTCTGACAGGCTTAACAAGCAGCGCGGTTTTGCTGGTTCGTACATCAAATACATCTATAATAAGATGAAAGGAGTAAAGTAATGGATTCTTTAGAAAGCCAGTTAGCCAGCGCGACAGATGCTTTCTTTAGAGAGTTCCCAAAACAGGAAGCAGGCGCTTCGGCGCCTGTCGCCAGGGACTTCTACGAGGAGGCGCTGAGTGATAGGAAAAAGGAAGAGGGACGTTCGTACCCGAATGGCGCGAAGGCCAAGCTGATAATCGACGTGAATGAGGCCATCAAACCGCTTGTAACGGCCTTCAACATAGCAAAACATAATTATGACCGAATGAAGGAGAGAGGCGACGTAGCGCGCGCCAGAATGTTCGCTGATCAATATATGCATGACACCTTCTTCCCGACAATAGAAGCGGTCGTACGCATCAACAGTGTTGATGAGCTGCTCAATGCTCCCGCCGCGTTGGAAAAGTTAGACGAGTTTGTACTATTAGATGGTGGCTCGTCCAGAGGTTATACGCGCTCGTACGTGAAGACGCTATACGGAGAGGAGGCTGGGCAGGCACTCGTAATGAATGACGCTGTGGTCGAAGACGGTTTTAATGAGATTGTAGGCTTATTAACGCGCGGTCAGGTTAGGACGGCTGTCGGCAAAGCAACAAAGCTGATGAAGAATATAGATGAAGGTAGAAACGTTGCCGACGATGATACTTATGTGATATTGCAAAAAGTCGTCGCAAGAGGACAATAAAAAATACCCCCGTGAGGGGTATTTTTTTGTTGGCTAGAATCCGAGACCAAGACCGTTGAGGAAGCTGTTGTCTTCTGGTGATAAATAGCTGTAGTTGTTTTCGGTGTAGTTTTTGCCTGTGTTGCGCGTAAAGTTAGGATGCTTTGTATTTTGTTGCGCATCGTAAATCTTCTTGAGGCGATTATACTCAGTGTCGTTAAGAGCCTGTTGGGCATATTTGAGCAAGTCGCTGCTTGTCTTAGCACCATTCTTAATAGCCCAGGTCGAGAATCTGACAGGGTTGCCATTGTTATCGTAGAACCACGTGCCGCCGTCCTGCGCTCTAGCACTGCCCCAGTACTTTACGCCATCAACGCCAGTATTTCCACCAGTGCCGCCACCGCCGCCGCCTGAACTGTTCAGGTCGGATATTGCGTCCTCAATAGATTTGATATTGTTATATGCATTTACAGCATTGCTACGCAATTTATCTAGACCAGTCTGGTACGAAGTAAAAGCAGATTGTCGGTTTGGGAGATAAGTTTCGGCCTCGTACTTCATCTTGTCCCTAGCTGGAAAATTCGAGTACATCATCCCCGCACGGTTCGCGTTAGCCATAATAGAAGCCTCGTCGTTACGGCGCTGCTGTTCGATTTGGTTAACGTTTGCGGTGTAATTATCGCGTAGAGAATCGCGGTAGGCCTTTATAAAATCGTTAACATTATTTCCCTGTAAATCAGTGAAATCTAAACCTTCCATAGTTAAAGTATATCAAACAGTGTTGTTGAAAAATTAAATAGTATGTTATAATAACGGCGCAGGTATTTTCTTCGTTATACTTGCACTACTCTAAGAGAGCCATTCATGATTACCTCCAATAATTGTAAATGGTCAAAAAAGTCCCCGTATTAACCCACCATACGGGGGCTTTTTTGTTAGTTATATTGTCTAACCCTGCTCTCGAAGAGGATGCTGACTAGATTAGCTTGCGCCCTGAACGTCTTGCACTTAACCTTCTCTTGAACAGAAATCGCTCTTAAGCGAATATTCGAAATCGTTAGTAACGAAATCGCCTTTTCTTCATAGGTGTCCTGATATGGGAACGGGACCTCAGGCGGCTGTTCCTCCGTGAGCGTATCCCAGCACGGTAAACGATACCACGGTCCACCGCCACGCTTCTGTATTAGCAGGTCCTCGTCTGTCGACAAACTAAACCACCACCATCTATTCGAGTTCGCAATCACCTTGTTATGGACGCGTTCAACAACCATATTAGCGGCATTGCCTGGCAATGAAACGTATTTGGTATGACGCTCAAACGTGATTGGGGTGTCGAGCCGCCTCCAGCAGTCTGGTGCATATAAACGCATAATACACGGGTAATCTGGATGGATGCCGATGATGTCGAAATCGTCATCATGGCGTACGTCGCAGAATGGGATATCGCTATCTTGGAACCATGGGTACTGCTGGTAATTCATCTCTTTATCCCAGACAAGACATTTCGGTTTTCCATCTACCTTATCAGTGTAATTGAAGTAAAGCTTCTGAGCATAACCCCACATCTTACGCGGCTTGGTCATATCTACACGGTCGGTAAGGCTTTTAATGTTGTTTGGGATTGGGTTCCATATTGCGCCAGAGTAACGACGGATGCCCTCGTCTGGGTCGAACGAGTACACCACGCCTTGGTAGTTGGTCACGTCACCAGCGCTCTGTACGCCACCGCCGTCAATGTAGGTAGATGTCTGTGTAGGCGTACCGTCTTCGAGGTTCACATTAGATGTGAAGATTGAGAAGGAGCTTTTTGACAGAATCATCAGCGCGTCGCTTTGGTACTCGACAATGGCGCTAACTGTATTAGTGCTAGTAGCGTATGGTGAGTTGTCCGGCACGTAGAAGCGGTAAGGATAGCTGTCATAATCTGGACCTTCCGCTACGATGCGTGAGCACTGAATCAGGTTTGGGTCGTTACGGAAGCCACCTAAATAGATGCGGTTGTTATGCTTGCAGATGATAGAAGCGGCAATAACTGGGCGTGCATCTGTATATTTGGCATCAATACTCGCCTCAACGGTTTGCCCAGCGGCGACATAGGATACGGTAATGATGCCAGAATCAGACGGGGTGCCGCGATATGTAATGCCATATGTACTTAACGATACCGTAGTGTCCTTGTACTTCCAATCGCCTGATTCATAGGTAAAGATATAGTCGCCAGACTCGCCGCCTAGGTCAGACCCGGCGAATGTGCTTAGGTTAACGGTAACCTTGACTGAATCTGCGGTGCTAGCCGGGAAGGCCGTTGATTGCCATCTGCCAATCGTGAACTCTTGAAGGGAAGAATAGCCGTCCACATAGTAAACCTTATCAGCTGCTTGCACGATATTCACTTCCTTTGCCCTAGCGTCGACGTGCAAATCCGTGTTCTCAATCATCTTATTCATACGGTAATCGTAGATGACGAGCTTAGCTGTTCTAGCATCGCGTACGCAGAATACATCATAACGATAGCCATTAAGCGAAATCATCGCACCGTTGTCTTGGTCTTCATGCCTATTAACAGGGATAGATTCGTAATCGCTATAGATCAGCGCCATCATTGGACGGGATGGCTGTGGCGAGTAATCGTATTTTTCCTCTACTGGGATATTCTTATCGCTTAATTCATAGATGCAGGCTTCATGGTTACCAAGACCAGTAGCGGCTAACTCAATTTTACGACCGGTATTAAACGGATTTGCCGAGCGCTTCTGGTCTACCTCGTCCCAAATCTCCATGCGAACATAAACTTTGCCGCGCGGGTTAGCGTTCTGTGGGATTGGCGTCATTGCGTATAGCTTACGGTATTCGAAGTAGTCCATCGAGACATCACAGAGGTCTATTGCGGTCTCATAAATAGGTCGACCATTCTCGCTGGCAGATATATAGATGGACAAGATGCCCGTACAACCGCCGGTATTTCGTAATTTAAGCGTATTCCCAATGACCTTCCCGTTGTAAGGAAGCTCGAACTTGATTTGCTTGCCCTGCCACATTTCTATAGTGGATAACACTTCATCGTTTTCTTCTCTGTCGATACGCTCCGGCATTGCGTCAATTAGTCGCTCGACACCTTGGACGGACGCAGAGTTACCGCGCTGGGTAACCAGGTTATCGCTGTTATAACGCCCGTTAATGTAATATGGGCTAGAGAAAGGAGACGAGTTCACGTCATCTGAGGTAGTGTCGAGGCCGTAGTTCATTGGAAGCGATAAGCCGTCATGAACACGGCGGGACGTGCGCGTTTGCCATTCCGTGCGAGCATAACTGCCAGGATATAGATGATTATTGGCATAGTATGACGGTGGCCAAGATACAATATGTGGCGAATTTTGCTTACGAACAGCACTCATACTATACCTCCCCGACGATAGCTACTTTTGACACGCCCCAGCGTTTATTAAGGGCCTGAATTGCTTCTGGTAGATATTTGTTGTCAAGATAGTCGTAGATATTGCCAGCGAAGCTAAAGTCTTCAGCCTCTTGTAACCAAACAGAGGATAGAGCCATCATCATAAGATGCTCTGCTATGGCAGATATTTCGATTTCGTCATTCATGCTTGTAACCAGTTTTGGAAAGCCGTAGGCAATTATATCGACGATTACTGGCACGTTTAGTGGACGGTCGAAAACAATCCACACGTTGTCGTCCTCTTCCTCAATTGTATACTGGCATGGCTGACCCGGCTGTTTAAGCTCGATTAGACCGTTCTTATTATAGAAGTCCTCTACGTCCTCATGGCACAAACAAAGTTTGATTGGTTCGCTACCAGTAGAGCTATAGAAGTTTAGCATTGGGACATCAATTAACCTGCGGAAGTCGCCATTAATTTTCCACCTGTAATGGCCTTTTGCGTCGAGGTTATATTTGTAGTGTTTTGAAAAGAGTGCACCAAGTCGAGGCACTAACGGCAAGTCCCTAAAACACCAGTTGATGCCTTCGATGATGAACCTGTCCGGAGTGTTGAGTGTTGAGTCGCCCCGGAGCGTGCGGAATCTGTCCGCAAATTCCTTTACTGTCATTCTCATGACTTTATTATAAATGACAAAAATAGCAGGAGGTTTTTTATGGTATACTTTAAGTGTCGTCGGCGGACACTCTCGCTTTTCGCCGCCGATGATAGGTTCTTACCTTATCTTTTCTTTGTGCCGCGCCTCGCAGTGGCATAAAAACAAAAAACACCCCTTTCCTTTCGGGGTGTTTTTTAGTCGTCTGGTTCAAGCGTTCTTATTGCTAGGGCGTATGGCGTTCCAACGCGCAGTGTGCGCTTAGTTTTGATGCCAAGAGCGCCATTGTCCGCATTAACGAACGGGGTTTCGTCGACGAACGCTTCGTAAAAGCCTTCGCCAAACCAATGTGGAAGCTCCTTCAACACTGTCTCTTCCCTGTCGTGGTAGATGTATTTGTCTGTATAATAGACTCTTTCCTCTACCTTAAAGTCGTAACCAATATCGTCGCCATCTGTAACCACTGCTTTATGCGACGCAACCTTATCGCAATCTATGTAGTCTAGCACATCATAACTGAGCGGCACCCATTCGCCACGCTGCATTACTGATAGCTTGTTCTCATGCTGGGTAATAGACGAGTGATAAAATACTTCCGGGTTCTCGTCTGCCAGTAGCAGTGCTCCAGCAGTCCCGCTCTCCCCTTTAATTGTCCCTTCTGCCTGCACGTAATATGCGCACCCCTCTTGGTTATTTTCGGCAAAGTCATCATTAGCGAGAATCGCACGGTGCGTCCGAATTCCCTTGCACCCGATATAATCCAACACATCAAATTGAATTGGCGTCCATTCTCCGCCCTTGAGGACTGAGAATGTGTCGCGATACTGATTTGATTTCGATACGCGCTCAAGCGTTGGCTCTTCGTCCGGTTCGAGGAATGTTAGCTTCATAGTTATCTTACAAGTTGATTGCTAATTTGGTTGCGCTTACTGGGATGAATAACTTCTGCCCAGTGATGCTGGCGTCTGTTACAGGCTCGCCATCTTCCCCGGCGTAATATTGAACCCCAACAATGTAGCTGTGGCCAGCTGGAATGTTAACAAAGCCAGTGTTCTGGACAAGCATCATATCAGCTAGCATACCGAGTGCTAGCATGGTTGCTGGGTGCGTTGCGTCGGCATACTTCATGATTAGCGAGTTCGCCTCATTGGCAACATAAACAGCGCGTACTTGCTTTTCTGGCACTTCGATGGCGACATTATTTGGCTCTAGCGCGATAATGTTGTCCATATTAGCATTAGGGAATAGCTTAGCGCCTGGTACGCGAACAAAGCTACGAACTACTGTTCCGGTCTGTGGGTCTTCGACATCGCGCTCGGCGAGGAAGAAGTCGGCGATGCTATCGAGATTGTCGATTGGCAGGTCGCCAATATATTGTGTTACTGGCTTGCCCTGGCATCCGCCGTTGCAGCCTTCTTGATGACATTTATTGCAGCAAGACATAGAAACTCCTTTTAATAATTAAGCAAAGAACTCATCATTAGCAATATCGTTGCTGGTTGAGTGGGCAAATACGCCCCAGTCACGAACATTGTTATTGGTGTAGTCAGAGTAGATGTTAATATTACCGTACATGATACGGGCGTTACCTGGAATGCCCTCAGGAGGTGCAATCCTATTAAGAATCTGGGTAATCGAGGCGTTGATGTTGTCGATTGCGTTATTCACATTGCTCACGAATGACTGGAGGTTAAATGTATACCATTTGCCATCACGGTAGATATATACATCTCCATTGGCTGGCGGCGTATTTTGGTCTACATCTTTTAACTTGGTGAGCGAGATGATACGCGAAAGGTCGTCGCCGGAGATACAGTCTGGGTCACCTCTTTCCGGGTCATACTGTAGCGAGGTTGGCTCGTCGCAGTCAGGTACTAGCGAGAGATGGGTAACTGTTTCAGCAGCTTTAACCGCATCGGTCAAGTCTACAGATGTTTCGCCCCAAGAGCTATCTAGTATCAACTTCTTCGGGTCTTGATCGTCGAGGCGCAGTTCTAAATAGGCGTTGACGTCGCTAGCATCAATCTTCTCACATTCTTTGTGGAAATATTCGTCCCTTGATGTCATGATACCTCTTCCTTAATGTAAACTAATTCGTTGGTCTTTGGGTCTACGCATACCTTGTAAATATAGCTCTTTGAGCCTTCTGTCGTGGTAATAGACTCTTTCGACACTTCCTCAATTTGCTTATAGCTAACTTGATTGTCGGCGTTCCATCCTAAGATGTAATACTGGTCCGCATTAGCAGGAGCGGCCAGCGATAATGGTGCGCCCGCGTCATTAAAGCCCATGATGGTCTTAACAGAATCGGCCATATGGTCATTACTGTTCCAGGCTGTCCAGCTGTTATCTATACCTTCGCAGCCAGATGCACAGTTGTTATCTTTCTGATAAACAAACAGGGAATTATCTTCGACCCCTGTAATGTCGACGTCGCCGATATCAGAGATATGCAAGATGGCACCAAGTTCTCTAGCAGAAATCGTATCCACATGACGCTCTGCCATGTATTTTAATACGCGGCCCAGAATGTCGGTCTTTAGAACCGTATCTGTTTGCGTCTGGAAAATCATGTTGCCAAAATCATACCAAGACGACAAGCCGTCAACATTGAAGCGCAGAATGGATACAGAGTCCGGCATCTCGTCAATGTCGAGAATTGGATGGAAGCATCCACACGGCTTCTTTGGTTGGCAGCAGGTGTTACATGGATTGTAATTACAGCTCATATTTAAATAATAAAATAAAAACCCCTATGCAAATAAAAGTTAGCTATTCGTACCAATGAGACGCATATTGTGGAAGGAAGATTGGTTCCTTATTAGAGGTGGATTCCCCGTTCCAGTAGGTCCGTCTACGGTTCTCATTTCCACAAAAGTCGACGCGTTACGGACATTGGCCGCACCGCCTGTTCTATCATGCGATAGCCAATCGCTCCCATTCCAGACCTTACCTGGTCGATAATCGGCAGGGAGGATGTTCTTGAATGTAATACCCATGCGCATTACGTCATCATAGAGCCCCTCTTGACCGCCACCTGTGAAGTGTGCATCATTCGTGTAATGAATGGTTGAACGGTTCAGATTTTGTCCAGGAGCGAGAGTGAATGTAGTCGTCCCGAGGTCGACATTGGACGCAACTGTACCGTATGTAGCGAAGTTTTGGTTATTGTAGCGGGCTAACACTGTGCCGCCAGACTGACGACGGATAATAAGGTCAGCCACAATGTTACTGGCGCAGGAGTTTGGGTCGCCCTGATAGGCCTCGCGCACAATAGAGTTGATAACGGTATGCACGGTCACGGACATATTGTTGTGGTCATCGAAAGATATCGACCACGTATCCGTCACGCTTACCTTCGTGCGAGAAGAGTTAGCGTTAGCCGCACAGGTCGAGTCATTGTAATAATAGGTATGAGTCGCAGAGCCGGTCTCATTAGAAGATGTATGCCAGTTATCATCCGCTGGGGTTACCCCGGTTGTTTCGCCGGGGTATCCACCTTCTACGATAATCAGCTGTGCTCTATACTGGTAGTTTTTTGTTGCCATTTATTTATCCTATGTTAGGGTATACATCATCTGGAGCATCAAGTTGATTGCGATACTCATCTACAGTTGGGTCAAAGTTAGAAACGCCACGAGCCGGTTTCGCGATAATTTGGAGAGCGTTCAGGCGAGAAGCGTTATACGGCATGCGGTCGATCTGGCCCGCGATATCGTCTGGCACCTTCTTGCCGTCATAAGTCGAGTTCAAATAATAGTTCGCATGCGAATCGACCGAGCGGAGGCGATACTCGTGATGGAGATATGCCTCTTTGCCTTTCGGCACGATGAAGGTGATGGAGCCACGCATGCTCTTAGAAGCCCACGGAATTTCAGGGTTTGAGGCTGAGTAAGTGGTGTCGTCTTGCAGAATAGATGACATCTTAGCTGCGTTAACCGGTGTGCCAGCTACCACTGGGACCATCAATGAACGGAAGTTGACACACTTGCTGGCAGTAGATTTGACTGCCTGGATACCATAGTTAACGGTAATCTCGAGGTCATATTTACCAAACCATTGTGGCACGTTCTGCTCTAGATAAAGGTTAATGTGGTCATTATAGCAGCCGTAGTACCATGGGAAGTCTGGGTCGTCTGGCACAGAATCGCGGATATAGTTGATGACAGCCGAGCCATTCGGCACTACTGGTAAACGACATTCCTTAATACAGCCACAGCCGTCTTTGACGAGAACGTGATAATATCCGTCTTCGTCTTCTTCAATGACGCAGTCCCCTGCATCTGGGATGTGGTATTTACGCCACATAGCTGGCTTTGGTTTACAACCATTACCACAATCAGTACAGCCTGGGTCGAAAACCAGGATGTCGCAGGAATCTGGCATATGTGCTTCGACGTCTCGCAAATCGTCTAGGTTAATCAATTCACCTATCTGGCGACCGGTAATAGTCGTATCCCCACATTCGCCTTTGTAAGTTAGGCTTGCTGTGGAAAAGTTTGTGGATATATCTGTACATGTTTCGTTTAATTTAGGGACGCGGATTTTATGAGTCATACATCCCTGGGTCACGAGCCAAGTAGACGGGTCATATGGACTCGCTTCGATATTGAAGGAGCAATCATATGCTGCCGGTTTGCACCCGCAGCAAGGATTGCCGCACGGATCGCAACTCTTTTTGCAAGGGTCGCAGCTTTTCTTGCAAGGGTCGCAGCTTTTCTTGCATGGGTCGCAATCTTTTTTGCATGGGTTACAATTACAATTGTTCATAACTCTATTTTAAGAGATAAAAACATGTAGCAAAAAATTATATAAGACCATACATCTCGGCATAGTGCTTTACATCTTTACGCAACCTTGGCAAATCTAGTTTTGCGAAGAAGTATCTAGACAGCGCATCAAGATGACCGCACATCTCCATGCGCTCCTTATTGTCGAGAATAGACTGAACTATGCAATCTAAAAAAGCACCAGAGAAATCCTGATGCCTTACTTCCTTGATAATCATTTTAAAGATGAAATCATCATCCACCAGGATTCGCTCAAGTTCTGCTTTAGTGTGCGACGATATGAGATAATGGGCCAGCATTATGTACGGGTCGTCATATTCGTTCATGTTCGACTCCTCTTGCTGCCACGTTTCCTACTTTTTTGACGTCTACCACGGTTCGCATGCGCAGACATTACACGTAGGTTCGATGCGCCATTTCCAGCAGATACTCCTCTAATATGGTCAACATCTTTGCCGTCACCCTTATGAACGAGGCCTTTTTTGAGAGCGATTCTGCGCGCTGTTACACGCGCAGACCTTTCTGCCCTAGCCTTAGCTGAACTTTGGAATTTCTCGTACTCATGCTTAACGCCAGCTTTTGTGCGATGGCGTTTTCCTGATGCGTCGGTGTACCACCATTTACCAGCCACGTTGGCTCCTATCTTTGAGCAAGTTCCTTAATTTGCTGTTCATGTTCTCGCATGCGGCGTTCTGCTTCCTCCTCGGTCATACCAGCGATAACAGCAGTAAAGATATCAAGAGATTTCTGTTCGTCCATCACTTCCTGTTGCTGTTTATTGATTGAATCAATTTTCGCCTGGCGAACATCTTCAAACTTGCGGACATCGTCCCCGGTCGACTCTGGGGTAGGCAATGCACGGAACTGAGGTGTTAGCGTCTCGTCAAGAGAACCTTGGCGGAAAAGGATGAATGCTAACTGGTTTGCATACTTGATTGAAGCGTCGGTCAAGCGGACGACGCGCTCATCTGTGTCGGCAAGTTTTGCCGCTGTACGCAAGCTTTCTACAGATTTGGTGAAGTAATCCTTCTGTTTTTCATCGGTTAATCGCTCAATGGCTGGCTCCATAAATGCAACCGCATCCTCCCAGACCATATGTACCGCTTCTTCCATAAGTGTTTCTCCTATTATTTCTACCATCATCATAACATACTTTGGTAAAATGATGGTATGAACATACCGAAGATAACTCCAGCTATGCTCAGGTCACAACCTGATCAAGTTTGCGAAATTCTTAATCGTCTTATTAGTGCAGTCAACGAGATTAACAATAAAAAAGACTAGCCGTTCGGGCTAAGTCTTAATCTACCTTGGCTGGCTAGACTGGGTTCGAACCAGTAACAATTCGGTTAACAGCCGAATGCTCTACCGATTGGGCTACTAGCCAATATGGTGGCAGGGGTGGGTAACGCTCCCACTAACAACCAGTTTATGAGGCTGGCATGCGGCTTCCGCATCTCCCTGCTAAATATGGTTGGGCAGGAAAGAGTCGAACTTTCATCTTTCGTGTATAAGACGAACATTCTAGCCGTTAAAATACTGCCCTAGCAACCAGGGGTCGCTCGTTCCCTGGAAGATAGTGTTATAGAGTTCTCTTTCTCTTTCAAGCCTCTAAGGTGGCGAGCGATGCACCTAACATGGCACAGCACAGCCTGTGCCAAGACGGCTCCATGGGCTAATCTGTGCTTTGCGGTTTCGCCCATGTAAAGCCGTCTTCAGTATAGCAGAGAGTGCTAAGACAGGCTAGTAAGCTTCTCAGCGCGGAAGATAGTGTCGCCGTCACTGGGGTCGTTGTAGACGCGATAGAAGGCTAACTTATTACTACCTAGGCCGGCCATTAAGAACCCGCTACTCATATCGTCATAGAACCCACCGAGCACCTTGTAGATCGCCTCAAGGCTGTCGTCTGAATAGAGCCAGGCCGACTTTGGCACTTTGTTAGCTACCATGCCCCCTTCTCCCTCAGAATATATCCCGAACAACAACTCACTAAGCTCATTGCGAGTAAGCGGTGTAGTCCTATCTGGGTCCGCGTAGATGCTATAGCCAGAGCTACCAGTCAGGTCGCTAATCTTTGAGTGTAGCAAGACGCCACCCGTCTCTTCACCTCCACCTCCCCCTCCGTTCTCAAGATAGTCAGCGATAAGCTCCATCTTTTCGTCTTCGGTAAGGCGTTCATCTTTAATCTTATTTATATCAATTTCCATACTATTTTTCCTCCTACTTTAATCATACAGGAGTATAGATGCTGTCACAAAAAACCGCCGACCCTTCCAATGATCTAGCGGCTTAATCACCCAAATAGAGTTTTTAATAAGCTCATACCAATATTATAACATTAAACCGCCCCGTTCGAACACGGGGCCGTTTATATTCCTTTTCCACACATGGTGGGAGGGTAGCGCTGATCATTTAGGTCGGACTAAATTACCAACACTACTATTATATCACGCAGTAGGCAATGCTGTACGACTAATGACGATTGGTAGGTCTCCTGTTACGGATGCGTTATACCCATGTCGTCTTACCCAATCGTATACAGCCTCTAGTTGGTCGATGAGTGTTTGGTTTGTGATTTCTGTGGTGGTTGGGGTTGCTAGGGTGTAATAGACGGTGGTTGGGTGAGTTGAGAGCCAAGAAATCATGTCCGCTGGGGCGGTATAGCGTGTGTCTTTCCAAGCGATTTGGTCATTTGAGCCTGTAACCTTGATAATATGATTTTCTTGACACGAGCCACGATAATCCGTCTTTTGTCCTGTGTAAT